GGCGCTCGAGAACCAGCCGTCGTTGCCATCCGCCACCCGCGCGGCCTTGATGCTCGCCTTCGCGATCTCGATGTTCTCCTTGCGCATTTGCATGCCGAATTTCTTGTCCTTCGCCAGCGGCAGCGCAATCTTCTGCGCCAGCATCGCCACGAAAGCCTCGCGGAACAGCGGATCCCAGACGCTCGGATATGGGTTGAAGGCGGTGTAGACGCACTGCGCATTCTGCACATTGGACAGAATGACCGTGCGCGCGATCGGGCTTTCCCCCGGGGTGTCGAAAATAAGCTGGCCCGGGGGCGGGGGGTAGTTCGGATCGGTCGCAATCACGAACCGCGACGGGATCAGCCGCTGGCCCGTGAGTGGCGCGGCATTGAATCCGGTGGTCAGCGGCGTCGTCGGGATTGCGATGTTGCCGCTCGGCACCGTGGGGGTCTGGTAGTAATTCCACGGAATGAAGCGGACCTTGAGGCAGTCGATCGGCCACGCATATTCATAGGTCCACGGAATCGGTACGGCGGTGCCGACGTTCGCGGTCTGGCCGGTGGCGTCGGCGAGCAGCACGAGCGGCGCCGTCTTGCGGCACCAATTCCAGTGCGCCGCCCTCATAAGCTGCCGCATACTCTGGTCGTAGGCCCGCAGGATCACTTGCGCCGGCCGGGTGCCTTCCTGCAGGTCGCCCAGCGTGTGCTCGATCCCAGCCGCATCAAGCGCCTGGTTTGCCACGTCCTGAGGAAGATAGCCGCTCATGGATCACCCCCGAGCGTCCGCCTTGTGCCTCCTGATATATACGGCAGCGGCTTCCAGACGATCTGCATCGTCTGCCAGATACCCGATGCCCGAATTACATGGGCTGCAAAGGATGCCTCTGACTTTTCCGGAGTCGTGGTCATGATCTACTGCCGCCCTGCGTTTTGCCGCCCTACTCGTCTTGCCGGAGATGTCGCCTTGACATATTGGGCACCGATATCCTTGATCGGCCATCATTTTCTCGAATTGCTCTACGGTCAAACCGTATTTAGTGATGAGTTGGGATTTTCTTTCGGACGCCCTGGCTTTTTCCAGATTATTACCCCTCCATCCATTGGTCTTTGCTCTTTCTTCCGGTCCCTCCCTGCGAATCCTTTGTCGCTCCAACTTTCGGAGCTTATATCCCGCCGATTTCTCCCGGCCCGTAGCCAGGGCGCGCATGCATGCTATGCATTTAGCCATCCGCTTTCCTGAGCCGCGTCCGCTCAAATAAAACCCGCTCAATGGAAGTTGAGTCCCGCATGACGTGCATGCCTTGATTAATTCTGGTAGAACGGCGTCAGCCATATCCGGATGCCCAACATCTGGTTTCGGTTAAGGGGTCGTCGCTGCCACAACAGCTTCGGCCCCTGCTCATTTTTGAGCGATTTTTAGATAAAAATCTACCCCTCTGTTCGATCAGCCTCGTCCGTGGCCTTAGCCGCAACCGCTGCGGAAAATTTGGCTGCGTCCATGGTGGCCAACGCTGGTGCCAATCTCCGTCCCAACTCTGCCGCAAAGGCTTCCGTAAATGAAGCCTCCCATGTCGACGGGTCGGTGACCTGGCCCGTGTAGACCATCTGCGCGCTCTCGATATTGCACAGGATCACCTTGCGGGCCGGGGTGTAATAATTGTCGTTTTCGATCTTGAAAACCACCGGCTGAGGATCGTAATTGAGCGGGAAAAGGGGCTGCGCCTTGATGGCGCGGACCTTCAGGCAGTCGGTCGGATAGGTGTACGAAAACAGCCAGCCCGGCGGCGGGTTCAACGTCCCGTCCCACTGGTTCGGCGGGAAATAGCCGTTTGCATTGGCCCATTTGAGCACGGTCAGGTTCACGTTGCGCTCGGCAAAGCCGTAGTCGACCGTCCGCATCATCTCGTCGCGGGTCTGGCTGTAGATGTCCAGAGCGGCTTTAGCAGCCGCCGAGCCCTCGTAAATCGAAGCAATGCGGTCCCGGCGCCCGATGCCGGCGAGGGCAAGGTTTACGACGTCCGGGACCGTTGTGATGACGGATGCCACGGCTAATCCTCCCGGCTCTCAGCGAGTGATTCGAACGCACTTCCCGACTCCAACATGGATTGAGCCACATCCGGCTTCCCGGCGATCGCCATCGCCATCGCGCTCGCCAGCAGGCGAACCACCGCCATCTGGAACAGCGGATCCCATGTGCTCTCGTTCGGAGCGTTGTTGTAGATCGCCCGCGGTGCCGTGATGTTCGTCCAGATGACCTTTTTCTGGACCCCGGTCACCAGCGTATTTCCGACGGACCAATTCGCCGGAGTGGGGTTGTTCGCATCCACCCCCACCGCCGCGAGATCGCCGAACAGTTGCCAAACCTGGATGCCGTTCGTCGGGTAGAGGTATTCCCCGATGAAACCCATGGGGAACGGTGCGACGTTTCCCGACGCCGTGAGCGTCACCTGGTTGCGCGCAAAGTCCCACCCGAATTGCCTGCCGACCGCGTTGACGCACAGCCCATAGAGTTGCTGCGCCGCCTTCCCCGCCGTCGAGTCGTCGAACGTCGGCGCAACCCCCGTCACCGGCGGAATATCGTTGCCGATGATGTTGATTGCCTGGTTAACGACGTCGGTCGACGTGAGAGAGGTCAACAGTCACTCCTTGGGCTTTTCGGCCGGGCTTGGCTCAAGTTCCTTGATGCGCGCGCGCGCTTTGACGAGATCATCCGCCAACCCCGCCGCCCTAGCCTCCGCTACTGCAGCCGCGTCCTGCGCCGCGTTCCGCTGCGCCTGCAATGCAGACACCGCGCGCTGCATAAATGCCGCGTCGGGCGGCTGCGTCTGCGCCGCAGCCGAAGTGACGATAAGACTACCAAGCAGGAATGTAACGAGTCGTGCCGTTGTCATCGACGGGTATCCATTTTGTTGGGTTGCCGGCTGAAGGAGCGTTGGTGATCGTGCCAGCGCCAGCGGCGGCGCCATTGGTCCATGATGTTTTAGTGCGATGCATGAAGGTCGCGGCATTGGTGTAGATCATACCAGTACCGGGGTCCGATGACGTGCCGATAGACAGCCCTCCGCTTGGGTGAAACCGGGCGGAGAACGTCAAGGTGGTGGAACCGGTCGGGACCGTTCTTATCTGCACGTATCCAGCGTGGTCTGTTGGGCTTTGAGTGCCATTGGCGAGAATATCAATTGCCCCCATCGACCCGTAAGCAGCTGTGTCCCAACCTTGAGCGAAGAAGCTAAATCCCGCTCCCGCAGTTAGTGCAGTTTTTGATGCTCTTGTCCCTCCAGCCATGCGACTGGCCAAGAAATTTTGGCTTGCAGAAGTGCCGTAACTATCCATGAAAATGCCGCACAACGTAGTGTCTGGGCATATGAAGTGCGCAATGTTAGTGCCGAACGAGTCCGTATCCGGGGTTCCGTTGTTGGCGTTGACCGTCAAAATGGTGTCGGTTGCGCTCTGGTTTCCCACCAGCATCTGAGTAGTGGCACCAAGCTGCGTAAAACTGCCAGCGAGTGGCGTTGACGTACCGATGATGACGTTATTGATCTGGTTTCCGCCGCCGGAGATCGTCCCGCCCAGAGTATGGGCGGGGAGCGTACCTGCTGATGACGGTGAGCCAAGGGCACCGCCATTCACCACAAACGATCCAGCAGTACCGACATTCACGCCGAGCGCCGTCGCTACACCGGTTCCAGGTGTGACCGTTGCCAGCGCGCCCAGCGCAACGTTGTTTTGGTAAATCGTGGTCGCGTTGATCGTGCCAGCGCCTTTGTCACCACCGGTGACAGATGCTGGAATCGCAACTCCCTGACCTACGCGCATACGCTCTACAGAGGTTGTCGCGCCGGTGGTGGCAGTGAAAATTCCCCAATAGGAGCTCTTGGCGGTGTCGGTGAAATTCTCGGCGGCCGACATCTGGATTGCACCAGAGGCTGCACCGTAACCGGTCGCACCATAACCGGTGCCAATCCATGCAGCAAGAGCATCACCAGTCTGTGCTGCTGTAGGCGCCGCCTTAGTCCCACGGGATTTATACATATCCAGCACGCCAGCATTTGCCGTGCCAAAGGCGTACATTCCAAGGCGTGTCGACACACTATCAGCTTGGCTAAGCTGCAACATAGTGCCCGTAACAGCCGTCGGTGGTGATGCGGTGTTCAGGTTTCCGTAGTGAATACCCGATTGCTGAGAGTTTTGGTAGATCAGATTCGTTTGGGTGCAGCCTTGCGTCCCAGCAATCGCTGGGGATACCAATGCATGCAGTCGTGGGTTGATTAGTTGGGCACAGTTTCCTGTGTTGATATTAATGCCGGTGCCGCTGAGGTTGTAATAATCACCATCGGATTTCAGTACCGCATCGGTGCCGGCAGTGAGGGTGAAGACCGTACCGCCAGCCATGGTCGAGAAGACATTGCCCCAACTGTTTACTTGCTTACAGTCGGTGTTGATAAGCAGCGTACCAGCCTGTGGATCATCAAAGTCGTTGTTGCTGAAATTGATTATAGAACATCCGGCAACGCCTGCTGATTGTCCGTAAGCAACACCAGAGACGCTGCCTGTGAAGGTGTTCTTGTCTACGCTCCAAAGGGTGGCGTTCTGGAGATGGATCGTGTTGCCTGAAGTGAAGGAATTCTTTTCGATCTGGATGACATTGGAGGTATGAGTAGCACCGACCGAGTCAATGCCGCGCATGCCGATGTATGCGTTAATTACGTTCGAGGTAACCGACGAGACAATGATATTGTCGAAGCTGATACCGATGCCTGTCGCAGTGGTCTTGCCGAAGATCGTGTTGTCGTGGATTCGCGCATAAGCCGCCTGCGTAGCACCTGACGCACGAATAACGTAATCAGCAGATTGTCCCCATATTTCAAGCCCTGCGATTTCAGTACCGGTAGAGCCTGAAATATCAATGGCTGTACCTGTACCAGTGTAACTTAAATAGGTGCAAATCGAACCACCAGAATTGAGACTCGCCCCACCGATCAACCGCACATTGCGCATGTTGCGCATATCGAGGCCAATAGCTCCAGACCCAAGTAAAATGGTTGAATTGATAGGGGGCTTGCAAGGAAAGTATACGATGCCACCACCCGCGGTATTCGCAGCTGTAATAGCTGATGCTGCCGTAGGGTACTCAGCCGACCCGACTATGTACCATCCGAGAGCGTTCCCCACGACGCCGCTCGGAATCGACGTGGAGAAGGCCGGAACGCTGGACGCATTCGTGACGAGAACCGCATTTGCGAGAGACGCGGTGTTCCCGAGAACACCCGCGTTGTTGTAGAGCATCCCCAACGATGTGCCGCTGGCGATTGTGGTTGTGCCGACAGTCAGAGGAAAGTTGATTCCGCTCGGAGCGGTAGTCGAAAGCGACGGAACGCCAGAGCCATCCGTGACCAATATGGAACTGGCTTGCGTGGCGAGGCCGCTTACCGTGTTCGCGGCGCTGGAATACAAAATCTGGTTTATCGTCGTGGTCGCCGGCCATGTCGACGTGGAATAACTCGGGGCCGCACTCGCTCCCGACTGCATCATTCTCAATGCGACGGATGGCGCCGCTACTTCGCCCAGAATTCCGGAGTTGTCGTAAAGCACGCCACCGTTGCCGCCGCCGGCTATGGTCGTGGTGCCGACCGTGAGGCCGGCAATAGTGCCGCTCGGGGTGACGCACGTCCCGTTTGAGCAAAGATACAGCGGGACCGCGGACGTCGCTCCGCCAGATCCGGCCGTAATGATCGACCCCGTGACGCCCGCAACGGTGGCGTTCGGGCTCATGCAAATGTAATGGTATCCCGTCGCGTTCGTTGTCGGGGCGTCGTAATTGCAGAAGTTCGTCCCGCCTGGGCCGGTCCCCTGCGCCACAAAGGGCGGGGTGCCGGTGCCGCGGGCCGTCAGGAGCAATTCCTTGAGGCCGAGCCCCGTAGTGCCGCCGCCGGCTGGACCCGAATCTTGTACAACAGCTTGGCCGGATCCGGTCCCGACGTACATCGGGGCTCGGCCTGCCGTCCAGCTGCCGCCCTGCAAGACGGTGCCTTGGCCAAACGCGGCCGACGAAACCAGAAGGGCCAGCAGGCCCGCAGCAATCCGCAGCATGTGATGCACCCTCAGCAGTGGGTGACGATGCCGTTCACCGTTGCAAAACTGCTCGTGGGCGTGCCCGAGCACGTCACGCCGACGATGGACGTACCGTCAATGTTGAAATTCAGACCGATTGGGCTCGCGCCGACGGCGCCGACCGATATCAGGGCCTTCCCTCCGGTCGCGTTTGGAGAGAGGCAGAGGTAGTGGTATCCGGTCGCGTTGTCGATCGGCGCGTCATACATGCAGAACGCGGAGCCGAATGCGCCGGTCGCCTGCCCGCTGTACGGCGCCGCTCCAGTGCCGCGCGCGATCATCCCGATCTCGGAAACGCCGGTGCCGACACTGCCGCCTCGAGCCGGGCCGCTGTCTACCACGATCGGCTGGCCGCCTTGGGTGACATAGGCCGGCAAGCGCCCCAGCGTCCAGCTCCCGCCCTGCAGCAAGGCGTTCTGGCCGAACGCCGCGGCGGGCATCCAGATTGCGATGGCGGCAAGAATGATCGCGATGCGCCTCATTGGGAAATAGCCCTGCGAGCAATCTCAGACCGCGCCAGAGCGGCCTGCTCATCCGCCTCGCGCTCGATGTCGGTGCGCCAATCCGGCGCGGTCATCTTCTTCACGATCACCGCGACCACCCGTTGGGCGATCTGCTCAACCTGAGCGTCCGTAAGATAAACGTCGTCTGGGGGCATCCTTGATCTCCTCGGGTTCATCGTCCTCGTTTTCAACCGCGATCTTCTCGATCTGCAATTCCACCCGGCAGGTCTCGCCCCTGTCGTTTGAATCACAGGAAACGGACTTGACGCAGGCGAACGCGCGCAGATCAAGATAGTCGCCAACCTCGGGAACTGGCAAGCCCAGCTTTTTGAGTTCCTTTTCCGAAAGACACAGACGCAGACCGTAGGGAAAATCGGGCATCGCGCACGCGATCGGCGCGCAGAAGTCCACCTTCTCCTCGTCGTCCAATTCCATGTCTACGAGCTTGGTGAACATCTCACGCCTCCGCCGGAGGAGCCGCAGACACCGCGCCAGCCCCTTCGGCCGCCGCCGCATTACCCTCGCCAGGCACTGCCGCAGCGCCGGCCATCTCGGCTTCATGAGCCACCTGGAGCGCCTTGATCTCCTTGTCGTGCCTCGCGACCATCTTCCGGAGAGCGTCGCGCTGGTTGCCATGGAAGTCCCTCCGCTCGCCCTCGTGGCGCTTGTGGAGCTCGGTGCGGGCCTTGGATTGCGTCTCGCCCATGTTCGGCGCGGCCGGCGCGGCGCTGGCGGGATCGGCAGATGCGGGCGCAGCAGGCTCCGCCGGTGCCGCGGGCTTCTTCTCCTCGGCCTTCGGTTCGGGCTTCTTGCCCTTGTCGTACATAACGCTGCGGCGGGATTTCTTGTCTTCGGCCATGGCCTCAATCCTTGTGGTTGTAGAGCTTCGATCGGTGCTTCTTGGCCGCGCCCATCGCATTGATCGCGAAACGGGCCTGCTTCCCCAGCTTCCCGGGCGAATCCTTGTGCTCTGCCGCAAACTGGCGCGTCGTCTCGCCGGCGGCCTCGGCCTTGCGCCGGAAAAGCCCGGGATGCTTCTTGGCTCCCTTTTTGATCCAGTCGGCCATCATGCCCTCGCTCGATACAGGCTGCGCATGCGGCGCGGGGGCGCGTCGTCCTTCTTGGTGTAGGCCGTCAGCATCCAGCCCCATTTCGCGTGCTTGTCGAGGCGATCCTGGAGGAAGTTGGCCAGCCCCTTCTTCCCAGCCTCCTCGGCGGAGGTCTGCGCCGCGGTCAGGGCATCAATGACCGTCTTGTTGTCGGACGACAATTGCTCGAGCATCTGTTCGGCGTCGTCAGCGTGGGAAAAAATGATCCTCGCCGGACCGGTGATCTCATCGATCGAACTCGGGGCGGCCTCATCCAGTGCCCGGATTTGCTCCGCAAGATCATCCACGGCGCCATCCGCGTCCTTGTAGATATCCCCGAAAAACTCGTGATATTGGGAAAACATCGGTCCGCGCACATTCCAATGAAAAACGTGGGACTTAAAGCCCCAAACCCACGTTTCCGCCAATGCGGCTTTCATCGAAGTGCTGAGGTCCATTTCAGTCCTTCTGACCCTTTCCCCGGTACAGATCCCGCATCCGCTTCTTGCCTACCGCCTTGTCTGCGGCCACGAATTCCTTGCCTACCGACTGCGGAACGCCAGTCTTTGCCGAAAATTCAGGGTTGTGGGCTACCGCCCTCATGAATTTCCCCTGCTTTGGCGATACGGTCGGCATTATCTTGCTCCCGCCGCGCGACTTCCCGATAGACCCACCGCTGATAACTCCTCAGCCTCAGGTCCAAGGGGAAGGTAGAAACTGCGCCGTCGACCTCCGCCAATAACTGCTCCGGCAGCCGCGGGATACCATCCATCGCGATCGCCAACCGAATCTCGGCCGCCATATTGAAGCCCGCGAACGCCAAGGCGATCACGAACCAGATACCCCGCAAGTAGGGCTGCCAGAAATCCCGTGGCAGGGACATGGATCGGGAAAGAAACCGCCAATTCCGTGCAGATGACGACAAATGCGGCGCGCTCGGCATGAGCCCTCCTGTTTCGCAGAGCATAGACCGGAATCAGCGCAAAAAGTAGCGCCCCGATCCCGATCTCCGCAAATGCCTGGAGAATGTCGCTATGGGCGAATTCGTCGCCACCGTGCGTCGCCCGGAACCAGCCGAACCCCTGGCCGGACGGCGTGATGGCATAGGCCGCGGTGAGCCACGACACAATTCGCCCCGCCGCGCTGCCCAGCTTGAAGTGGCCGAAGGTCATGTAGGCCACTACGGAGCACGCCAGCACGATCCCAGCCATGCCGAGAGCGAGGCGCGCGCGCCAATCCTTCGGCCAGAACGCGAACATCAGCCCGATCATGACGGCGACGATAGGGATTCGGGAGTTGTTGAGCAGGATCGGCACCGCGGCGATCGCCACGAAATGCCACCGGCGCGTCACCGCCGCCCAAACCAGCAACGGCGCGCAGAGCTCAACCAGCACCTCGGCATTGTAGAACAGTCCGGGGAATAGCTCGGGGTGGGACGTCGCCAGAAAGTGCCCGTGGCGCCATGCGATGAGGCATACCAAGGACGAAAGCCCAAGCCCCCAGCACATGCCGGACAAGGCCTCGGTCAGGTCGTCGACTTGGGATGCGACGCCCATCACGCAGATCAGGCACAGCATGAAAAAGAACTGGAGCAGGCTGTCCAGTTGATCCGGCGCGTGGATGATCGATGCCGCCGACCACGCCACGCCCGCGGCGACGGCGAGTTGAAGCCCGGTCGGTATCTGCCACCTGATCTGCGACACCAGCGGAATTCCAAGGGCAATGACTGCCCATCGCGGGACGATGGCCGCTGACATAATGCCGGGGACGAAGGCAACCGTAACCAGGAAAGCCCAGACCCCGACCCTATGGGCGGCCAGCCAACTCAATGCGATCGGGTCCAGGTCTGGTCCGACAGCGAGTAGAGATAGCAGACTTGCGCCGCGGCGCCGATCGTGGTCACCGCGTTGACGATGGTCTGCGTCGAGGCGCCGGCCGCCAGGTTGAGCGTGGTGACGATGTTCTGCGCGTAGATGCACTCCTGCGCACCGTCCGACGGCGCCGCCGCGAACGTGATCGTGCCGGAGGCCAGTGTGGTCGAATGGCTCAGGGCGATCAGACTGTCCGAATTGCCGAAACTGTAGGTGAAACCGGTCGCCGGCGATTTCTTCTGGTAGCCCATCTGCGACGTGATCTGATTCGGGTAGGCGTACTTGCTCTGCGCCGACGGCACGCCGCCCGGGAGCACCTGGATCAGATCGGTAGGGCCGATGATGGCCACCTTCGGGACGCTGATGGTCTGCGCCACCGCAAAACTGGCCGCGAAGGCTGCCAGCGCGGCACCGGCGATAAGAGCGAATTTCTTCATGGGTAGCCCCTCCTGTGTGTGGCCGCGATCAGCCGAAGATGACGTAATTATAAGTCGATGTGTCACTACCGCCGCTGTTGACGGTGAACCCGGTCCCGGGCGTTACCGTGACTTGGAACGGTGCCGCCGGCGTGCCGCCCGGGGTCTTGAGGCCGAACCAGATCACGGAATCTGCCGTGATATTGGAGTTTGTCACCGTGACGGGCGTCCCGCTGTTGGCTGTGAACGTCCCGCCGTTGGCGTTGACGGCGCTCACCTGCGGGCCACCATCGAACGGGATCGACCCGCTGACGACCACGGGGGAGGTTTTGATTTGGCCAGTAGATGCGGTCATGGGTCTCTCCGATCAGGTCGAAACTGCGATCTTGTAGCCGGGCGGGACGCCGAAAACCATCGGCACCCCGGAAGGCAATAGCATCGTCGACGTGCTCGCGGTCGGGCTCTCGCCGATGGAGAAATGGCACGGGCCATCCGCCACGATCATGATCGCGCGCGTCTTGTCGCTGAAGGCGTTGGATTGCGTGGTCGCGCCGATGGCGATCTTCTGCACGGCGAGCGCCGGCTGGGGCAGCACGGGCGGATTCGCGGTGCCGATCGCCGACGCCGCACTCATATGCTCCGAGATGTAACAATCCGCCACGCGCTATCTCCCTCAGATCGACTGCCGAGCGGGTTCCTGGATGGTCCCGAGCACGTTCACGGACTTGTAACGGCCCGGCTCGTTCTCGTGGTGAATGACAAGGCCCTCGTCGCTCTTGCCGTCGCCGACGTGCGGGGCCTCGCCGTTGGTGCGCTTGGACATCGTGTCGGTCACCGCGGCGTTGCGGACCACAAGGCCGCCGGGCGTCACGCCCAGGCGATCCTCGGGCGCGACGCGCTCGACCGTGCCGATGGAATCCATGAACGCGCCGTGGATCTCCTTGGCGGTGTCGTTGATCGGCACCATGACCTCGTTCGGCACGCCGTACCAGTCGATTTCGGTCGGCTTGGTCTTTTTGTCCGACGTGATCCAAAACGGTTCGATGACCCGCTCGGCCAGCACCACCTTGTTGCGAAGCTGGTACTTCGGCGCCCGCTTCTCCGCGCGCGCGGCCACGATCAGGTCCACCATCCGGTCGCGCGCATTCTCGCGCTGCTTGAGGATGTGCGGTGCGACCGTCTTGCGGCCGGTGCCTTGGCTGCCGATCTCGGCCAGTGTCACGGCGAGGGTCTGCATCCAGTCCTGGGAGCCAACCGTCGGCTCGATGCCGGCGGCCGCGACCTTGGGCGCAAGGCCGGACAGGGCGGCCTGCACGGCCTCATTGGCGACGCGCGCCACGGCGGCCTGAAATTCGGGGGTGTCGGTCAGCGGCGGGCGCGGCTTGCGGCCCGGCTTCCTGCGTTCGGTGGTGGCGGCTTCGGTCATGGTTTCGTCCTTGTTTCGGGTAAAAGGCCGGCGCGCACCGGATGATGCGCGCCGCAGGCTGGGAGGTCCGCCTATGCGACGCTGTAGTTCTTCGCCGCGTATTTGTTGAACTGATCGTCGCGGCAGGGCACGACGAGCGCGCTCGAGATGGTGCCGGCGGTGAACAGGGTTGCGGCCGGAACCTGGAACAGCAGGCGCAGGAACCGCGGGCGGAGGTTCGCCGGGAACGGCGGCAGCCAGGGCAGCCGCATGATGGTCTGATCCGCGGTCAGCTGCGCCGCGGTGAGCTCGCCCGTTTCGGCGATGGTCTGCCAAGTGCCGGGCTGCCACGTCGGGGTGCCGGCATCCGCCGCCGCCTGCAGCGCCACATTGAGGGTGGCCGAGGTGCCGGTGGTGAACGCGTCGCCGATATTGACGAGCAATTCCGGCCGCAGCCCGCCGACGCCCATCGCATCCGGGGCGCCGAAGTTGGTCACATTGCCGATAATGCTCGAGGTCGGCGGGTTGCCCGCGCCGATGCCGAGCAAGTCGATGACGTTGGTCGAGGGGACGTCGATACCCGCGCCGGCCACAAGCGAGAGCGGAGCGCCGATCGGAACGAAGGAAAGCTGGCTGTCGATAATCATGGTCTTTGTCCTTTTGGTCTACGGCCCGCGGGCCTTGGTTCCGTGTTCGGCGATCAGATCAGGAAACCGCGCCCTCGGTGATGAGCAGCTGATCCGAGACCTTGACCGGGATATTGTTGATGCCGGTCACGGGCTTGCCCGCATAGTCGTTGATGGTCAGCAGCACGTTGCGGTCGCGCATCGCCTGCACGTCCATCCAGTGACGGACGGTGCGGTTGCAGTAGATGACCGGGCGGATGCCCGGCGCCGGCTCGTCGGGCGCATCGGTCTCGGTGATGGCGGACGATTCGGAGGTCAGGGTCGGCGGCAGCAGCATCAGCTGGCGCAGGCCGGCGAAGATGTCGTAGGCGTTCGGCCCGGCCAGGCCCGCGGTGGTGACGTCGATATTCGCGATGCGGGCGCAATACCGCCAGTCGATCGGGACGATGCCGATCATCTGCCGGAACCATGAGGTGTAAGCCTCGAACCGGTTGCCGAGCGAATCATAGCCCGGAACGGTGTCGCCCTTGTCCTCCATCGCGAGGCCAGCCTTGGAGCTGCGGGGATAGAGGCCATGGAAGGTGCGCGCACCGTGGCAAAGCAGCCAGATCGACGCATTCGACGATCCGACGCCGCCGCCATTGAGCACGTTCTGCCCGTTCTGCGCAGTTGCCGCAGTCAGGGTGTTGTAGAAGGTCGAAAGACCCATGAACTCCGCCGGGGTCGCGGCGGTGTTGCCGTACCAGGTGGTCTGTTCGATGGTCTGGCCCATGCCTTCCAGGAAGGCCACGTCCTCGGTTTCACGGAACCGTTCGACGTCGCCGGTCATTTCGGCCAGCAGCCGATCGACCTGCGAATAATCCTCCAGCGTGCCGAGGCCGACGCGGGATTTCGCGGTGGTCGACTTGCTGTACGGGACGCCCTGGTTGATCTGGCGCCAAGAGCCGGCCGGGATCGACGTGCGGAACACGAATTCGTGACCGCCGAACTCGCTCGCCTCGACCATGTAGAGGTCTTTGGCCAGCGCCACGGACTGCGAAAGCATTTCCGCGATGATCTTCGGCTTGCCGGTCGGGTCCGAACGGCTCGCTACGTCTGCAATGGTGGGCCAAGAACCGGTCGCCATGGTGGTGTCCTCTCAATAAACGGGCCTCAGCCCCGTGGTTGGGTCGATTTGTACATATCCCGCAGCCGTCCGCTCGGCGGCTTTCCGCCGTTCGGGGCGGGACGCGGATCCGGCGGCGGCAACGGCGCTTCGTCGAACAGGCGGGCGGCGTTGTGGAGGATGCGAAGGAATTCCGGATGATCGCCGGCTCCCGTCGTCGTCAAGAAACTGTCGAAGGCGGCGCGGTGCGATTCGGGCACGAGCAGGTCGCGCATCCGCGCCACCGCGCCCATGGTGGTCTGGAAGCCGGACCCGCCCAGCTGTTCATCGGCCATCACCTGGGTCTGCCATCCCTTGCGGGTGTCATTCCAGACGCGCTGCTGCTCGTCGGCGACGTGCGCGGCGTAGTCGGTCATGGTCTGGTTGTGCAGGTCGATCAGGCCCTGCGCGCCCTTGGTCGGATCGGTCCGGAAGGCGTCGAGCGCGGTGTGGAAGGTGCTGCGCGTTGCGTCGTCGAGCTTGATCGTCTCCGGCAACTCATAGGCGTATTCGACCAGCTCCAGCGGAGCAGGCGCTGCGGGCGCCGGCGTGGAGGCGTCGGCGTCCGCAGGCTTGGAGGCCTCAACCGGTGCGGCCGGCTCGGCAACAGGCTTGGCGGGTTCGGCCGGTTTTGCGGGCTCCGCAGGCTTGGCCGGATCGGCGGGAGCTGCGGCCGCAGCCTCGGCGTCATGCTTCTGGAGCAGCGTCGGCTCGGGGCCGGCCGGGGCAGCGGGCGCGGCAGGCTCAACAGCCGCCGGCGCGGGCTCCGGTGCCGCAGCAACCGGTTCCGGCGCCGCAGCCGGAGCCGCAGCGGGCGGGGACGATGCCGCCGCTACGGGCTCCGGCGCTGTGCCTCCGGGAGGAGCTGCAATCGGTTCGTCAGCCATTACTCGTCCTTTTTCGTCCGAAATCGATGGTCGTGCTCTTGGTGCATTGCCATGACGGCAAGCGGGAAGCGCGCGAGCCATGTCTGGTACAGGCGGAGGGCAAGGGCCTGCTCACCTGCATGAAACCATGTCGCCTCAGTCTGCGGAAAGCCGTTCGGGCCGCAGGCAAAGCGCTCCTCGAAAGGATGTCCCTCGTTGAGGAGCTTCCACATGCAGCGGCGGCCGATCTCGTTCTCGAACACGCCTTGCCAGAACCTGGCTTCCTCGCGATCGAGGATTTTCTGGGTGAGTTTCCGCTTTTTGATGGCCGCTGGATTGCCAGCATCGACCGTCGGCTGCTCGGTTTCGAGCGGCTCGGGCTGATCCTGTTCAATATCATCGTCATCGCTCATGCGAACTCTGCGCTCGGGACAATGATGCCGCTGGGTCGACGCCAGCCGGTCGGCTTGGTGTCGCGCAGCGGCGCGCGGCCGGTCGCCGGCAGAATCATGCCGACCTTACCGGTGCGCTTGGTCCGAATTTCCTCGGCGCGGGCATGCGCCAACCTGAGGTTTTCGGCCAGTTTCTTGAAAAGTGGGTGCATGTGGCCCTCGGCCACCTTCACGCGGCCCGGGACACCGGCAATCTTGATGCCGCGAATCCATTCGCCGGCGCGCTTGTGGGCTTCGGCCATGGCCAGCCCGATCTGCAGCCAGCGGGTGTCCTGCCGCCATACGCTGGCCTGGCGGCACGCGCCCTCCAGCAATTCGAGTTTTTCCCTCAGCGCAGCATAGTTGGCTCCTCGGCGGGGGGATCGGGCCAGTTTCTCACAATCCTCCGCCGCGAGCCGAAAATTCGTGCTCAGGCAGTCGAAAATCTCGGATTCTGTGAGTGCGCCCATGTTGGAACGATTTTGTGCATGGGCTTTGAACATTCCGCAATGTCATCTGGACATGACGGGGTAATATCCCGCATAATTAAGATAAACGGAGATACCATATATGGCGGTCAAGGACTTCGGGATCACAAGGAAAGAGGCCGCAGCGTACCTGTCGGACCTCGGTTATCCCATGACGGCGGAGAACCTTGGCAAGTTAGCGTCCAACAACAACAAGGGCAAAGGCCCTCCCTTTACGCGGATCGGATGGAAACACGTTCGCTATGCAAAAGCTGATCTTGACGCTTGGGCGGCAAAACGGATCGAGAGGGTGGGATGAATAGTCCGGGACGAAAACGCATCCCTCCGATGGCAAAGCGCATCGCTCCGATCATCAGACGTTCAGCTTGGGACAGCATCCACGTCGGTATCATGAAGGCAATGCGCGAGCCTACCGAGGATATGCTGCGTCTCGAAATCAGCTTGGACCTCGGGGAGAGGGGCTATTTCCTCTCCCAAGAGGAGAAACGGGAAATATGGCAGGAGATGATCGACGAGGCTATGAAATGAAAATGGGCCCCGTCGCGAAAGAGCATTTGGCCTTCCGTCGGCAAAACCGCGATCTCACGGCCAAGGGGTACGAGATCGTCGGAGAGCGCGGCGGCCGCCTCTGGGAGCTTTACCGGGGTTACCGGGTGGATCACCGCATTGTGGATGCCGTGGTCGGCGCCGACGGCAAGTGCATCTTCGTCAAAATAGAGCCGAGGACCAAAATATGACCTATGTGCTGGCCGCCATCGGCGTTGTGTTCCTGATATTTCTGGTCATGGTCGCCATGTTCTGTTTGGCGGTCTGGGCTATCTCTGCGACGGCTGATTTGGAGGGCGACGTATGATCGAGACATCCCGCCGAGGCTTCATCACTGGGCTGATCTCGCTCGTCGCCGCGCCCGCTATCGTGCGGGCCGGATCCTTGATGCCGGTGAAGATGATGCCGCCAGAAAGGGCAATCATCACGGAATTCTACCGCAACCGGGTGATCCGCTATTATCTGGATATTCAGTCCATCAGAGATTGCAATGTACTCTTGTGCTTGGATGACGCTGCTGGCCTGCCGTCACCGTCGTTTCGCGGCATTCCGGTCCGCATCATCGACGGCATCCCCGGTGCGATAGCAGGATAAACAGCAGGAGCGTGCTACCTACCGGGCCGTAAGTGCCGACCCGGCCGTAGTACAGCGCCCAGCCGAAAATCAGCCAGAGCAGCATCAGTATCCAGAAAATAAGACCGAGGGACATGGCTCAGACCTCGGCCGCCTGGCGATCCTCGTCGCGAATCCGGCGCTGTTCGCGCTCCTCCCGCTCGGCGATCTCCCGCGTGGCCATGGCGCTCTCCTGTGAATGCCATGGCCAATTCGCAAGGGGCTGGATTGTTCCCGTCAGAAACCGTGGGCCGGCTTGACTTCGGCCTCGTGCCGCTTTGCCTGCCCGACTTGGAAAGGCATCCATTCGACATATGGGCTATCTCCGGCGGTGTACGGTGAGCCGTCCTGCACGACCGGAACGGAGGTTTTCCCGTTCTGGGCATGGCCCTCAGCATTCCAAACACTGAGATTCACCATGTTGTCGCCGTGGACATAACTGACGATAGCCGGCCAAGGCTGATCGCCTCGTGACACCTTCTCAGGCCAGTACCACATGATGCGACCAATTGAGGGTTTAATCATCTTCGTCCTCTCAAATGCCGGATACCGCCGGCGCGGATTACCCGATCGACCACCACATCCAAAAGAGGATGGCCGCGCCGCCTATCGGCAGCATCGAAATGAGGCAGATTTCGACGATATCGTTCTGTCGGGGCGTCATTGAGGCGTCCCGAGCAGCTGCGATAACGCCGTCTGGCCGCCGGTGTTCGTCTCGCTCAGGGTCTTGGCAGCGTTCACGGCCGCGGTCATCTGCTCCGGAGCCTGCGCACCCTGCGAGGCCTGCTCCCTGATCTTGTCGTGTTCCTTCACCTCATCATCGGTGTAGAGGCAATCGGACGGGAAATTGGTGACGTCGGCGAACTTCTCCGCGGTCTTGTCCAGGTTCACCTTGCGCAGCGGATCGGGGATGCCGGCCGCCTTCGCCGCGCTCGACATGCCGCCCATCGTGGCCATGAAGTCCTTCATCGAAACCGCCGTGGCCGATCGCTGGGCAATCCGCATCAAGGACAGGAAGTCGATCCGCAGCGGCACGTCCTTGAGCGCGGCCGGCTTCGGCTTGAGCATCCGGCGCCGCTCCATGATGTCCAGAATCCGGGTCAGGGCTTGGCGCAGCTCCTCCTCGACCAGCGTAATGACCGGGCCCAGCTTCTGCAGGCGCTCGAGGTCGCGCTTGGTCAATTCGAGCTCGTTCCGCGGCTGTACGCCCTGCATCTGGGTAATGGCCATGAACACGTCGACAAATAGCGCCTTCTCGATCCGCGCGTTGACCTGGGCTATATCCTGCACCATCGGGGCCAGAGCGGCCGGCGCCACCTCGAACAGGGGCCAAAAGCCCTTCTTGGTGCCCTCGGTGTTCGTATAGGTGATGTTGCCCGGCACGATCGACGACGGCTCGTTTTTCATCTCTGGATTGGCGCCCATCGGCGGCCGCACCAGCTTTTCGATGAATTCGGCCTTGCGCCTGGTCTCCAGCTGGACCTGCTTCGAATCGCCCAGCGCATCCATGCACGGTGACCGGCCATAGGCGTCGTTCGAGACCCTGGACCACAGGAGAGCCATGAACGGCTTGGTCCGGAAGCCCGCCACACTCAGCGGCCGCGCGGTCTGGATGCCCTTGAGCCAGTAGACCTCCCGGTAAATGAACGATCCCGGCACCACGCGCACGGTCTTGTTGGTGCCCCGCTCGGTGAGCGCGAAGTTGGGCTCGATCGCGTGGGCGACCACAAATTCACGGTCCAGCGACGATCCGCCGGTGTTCCACAGGTTCGTTACCTGCTCGGGGCAATTCGCGACTTTGAACTGCTCCACGATCTGGGCGACCGTGAACGTGAATTCCCGATAGAACGTATCGACCGACAGCCGCGCCCCGGTCCCGAGATAGTATTCGCCCGCGCACGGCAGATAAAGCCGGATGACGTCCTCAAAATCCTCATAGATCACGAACGGCGCCGTGCCGAACACCGTCAGATCCTGAAACGCCTGGGCGAGCACGGTGTAGAAATTGGACTGTGCCAGCACCGTGTAAAGCCGCTGCTCGGTGTCCTCGATCCATTCCTTGCCGTCGGCGTCCAACTTCACCCACGGCAGGCCGCTCTCCATCTTGATCCACGGCCGGGCCGGGTTGGTGAGGCCGGTCCACATGCCGCTGGCGCAGGTCTCGACCGCGAGCAAGCCGGTCGAATCAATAATCGCGTCGTTGAGGGCGTTGCCGCGCGACATGCGGTTGGCCACAACGAGCCAGTGATAGCGCCGCGGGTTGAAAAACTCTGCGAGCCGGGCCCAATACGCCCACCACGAATAGCGCCAGGTTCGGAGCGAAGCCAGCCGCGCCTCGAGGTGGGAGAATATCGTCGTCCACTTGAAATCGGGGTTGGCGTCGATCTTCGTCTGCGTCGTCACCGGCTGCTGCGCCAGAAGCGACGGGCCCATTTGGATATAAGCCGGCGTCGCGGCGGCCACGTCCTTTTCGAGAACCGGGGCGTTCATGCGCGAATTCCATTCATATCAAGGATACGAGGATGATAGACGCGCCGGGAGTTTTCTTCTTGTGTCACCCATTCGCAATTTGACGGCATATATCCTTTGGAAGGGTCGAGCCGGTCGATTGTGAGGGTGTTGTCGTAACGAGCCGCACGAGCCCAAGCGCGGAAAGTTGGAAAATCTTCCCACTCCCTACAAACCTTGATGCCCTTTCCGCCGTAGTGCGGGTTAGACATGTCGCGACACCGTTTAAGAATTCCCTTCCAAATTGAGTAAAGACGCGTAACGCCTTTATGAGCCCCCCCGTGCGTTACCTTGGCTGCCGCCCGGCGCTCGGTTTCACAATCCTTACATCCAGGCTCGGATGTATTTTTCAGATTGCTGGTCGTTCTCTTTACGTGGCCCTCGCTGCCACAGGAGCAGGCACAAAGCCATAGCGACCCGCTCGGAGTTCTCTCGATAAGAGAAACGACAGTAAGCCGGCCGAACTCTTGGCCCACGAGGTCAATTCCGCGCCCGGGGAATTTACACCCTGTTGACCCTCGGGTTGGTTTTCGCACTCCGCATTTGGAGCAGCTATTTCGACTGCCGCGCCGAATGTTGGAATTGAGATCGCAAAATCGTCGATAAACCTCATTCCCACAATCGCATAGGCACCGCCACTTATTGTCGGTGACACGATAATCAATCGCCTCAAGGGCGCCGAACCTGCGCCCAGAGATATTGACCGGCTTCTTTACGGGCGGGATTCTTGGCATCTCACTGGCCAAAAAGGGACTTGCTGCCCTTCGTCGTGGTCGGGTCCGGGCTGCCCTGGCTGCTGGTCTTGGTCGTCCCGCCGGCGGCGGCCGCTGCAGCTGCGGCCCGCTGCGCGGCGCCAGCGGTCTTTGCGCCCGCGTCTGCAAATGTCGGCGGTGCGGGCGGGGGCGGCGGGGGTGTCGGAGCGGCTGGCGCTTCGGGGGTAAGAAACGACATGATGAGCAACCCTATCGCATGGCGGTGATGGAAAGAGAAATCGGCGTGTTGTCCGTCAGGGCTGACAATGCACGAAATTGAAGCCGAACGCTATCGTCCGCCAAAGGCCGGGCGTTTACGAGCAGGAAGCCGTCGGGCACGACCACAACCATGGGCGGGGCGACAAGCTCCGGCGTTGGGCCACGCGGGATTGGGACTAAGGGCGCGATTGCCTTTGTGGCCACGAGCAAACCATCCCTGCCGAGGGTGAAATCGGCTCGGATGGTATGGCGGGGCGGCGGAAATGTCTAGGTGTGGGGCGGGGATCGGTCAGCAGCCAAATAGACCGAGGTACAAGGTCACCTCACTCAGGCTCGCATTCTCGTCGAGAGCATCGGATAGCCGGCAAGCGTTGTTGCCAGACGCCCCCGTGCATGAAAACTTCTCGCCGCGGATTGCGTGGTGCAGGAGCCATGCGGCGTCTGGCATGGGGATGTCGTAGGCCCTCCAGCACCAATTGCCGTAGCCGTGGATCGAATTGTTGTAGACGCAGCGGCGGCGGAACAGCCGCATAGCCTCGCCATCATCGGAGATATCGTGGGGCGCTACCGGTGCGCAATTCAAGGTCCATCCGCTCGCCCCGAGCCGACAGGGCCAGTGCCTCGGCCACACCGCGAAAGCCGCCACCGTCATCGCAAGCGACTTCGAACCGCACATAGGCGAGGGGCTCGCGTCGATCCTGCCCGCGGCGCTTGAGCGTGCTCACAATTGATCTCTATCCTCACTTAAACGGATCATAACTCGAATCGATCGCGCTCGCCAGCCCCACATCGGCCCGCACCTTCTGATCCGACAGCGGATCGTAATCCGCCATGTTCTTCGGCCGGAATACCTGCCGCGCCTTCGGGCTCACCGGCTCGGCGAATGTCAGGATCAGCCCGTCGAACTCGTCCAGGGTGAAGCCCAGCCGCGCTTCGATATCGTCCTTCGGCTCGAGCAGGATCCGGTCTTTCTGGAACGTGTAGGTCGTCTCGGTCAGGGTCCGCAGCAATTCCTCGCTTTCGACCAGCGCGCCGCCGCGCTTGATCCACTGCACCGCGTCAAATGCCATTTCCGCGCGTTTGTTGGCGTATTTGGTCTTTTCGTGCGCTTCCTGAGAAAACTGGATGCCGATCGGCGCTTTGCCGATCTGGATCAATTGGTCAATCCAACCGGCGCCGAAACCGCCGGTAGCGTCGACAAAGCACGCATCCGCGGCCCAATCGTCCCACGCCCGCGCCACGATGCCGGCGCCTTGGACGCTATTCACCCCGCGGACCTTGCGCATCGGGAAGGATTGCAGGCCCTGGCGCTTGTAGACCACGCTGGCCGCGTTGCCGTACCGGGCGACGTCGACCCCGAGCACCTTGGCCGCATCCCGGTAATCCCATTCCCGGTACATCCGCTTCATCGCCTCGCGTACCTCGTCGACGCCGATCAGCGAGTTGAATGAGCTCGGAGGGAACTGGCCGAACACGTTCACCAATACCCAGGGGTTATCGCGGCCGTGGGTATCGATCTGGTTCCGGGCCCATTCGACGCTCACTCGCGGCGACCGCTTCGGGTCGTCCGGATCGCCGGTGATGTTGATGACCAGCCACAGGCCGCCCTTTTCCTTGCGCGACCGGTTGGCGCGGTAGAGCGGCCCGGACAGCTGGGTCGGGTTGCCGGCCTGCAGGATATGGCCCTCGATGCAGGACGACAGCGCCGCCTCGGCCGCGACCATCACCGCGTCGGGGATGCCGCCCGATTCATCCAGCGTGAACATGATGTAATCGGCGTGCAGTCCGGCCAGCGTGTCCGCCTGCTTCTGCGGATCGGCCGATTGTGGCCATGTCCGCGCAGACAGAAACCACGTCTCCTCGGCCTTTCGATTGTAGATGCGGGATTTGGTCCACTCGAACTCGTTCTTGAGCATGGCCGAGCGATCGCGCCATTTGGCCATTTCGGCCCATAGGTTGTCCCGCAGGTTGTCGCCCGAGATCGACGTGGCCGCCATTTTCGGGAACGGCCTGGTCGCGAGGAAATTCCAGTTGAGCCACGCCAGCACGCAGGTCTTGCCCGGGCCCTTGCACGCGGTGAGCGCGACCATCGGATTGCTCGGGAATTGCTCGAGCACGTCCGCCTGCCACGGGTCCGGCTCAACCTTGAACTCCTCCCGGACGAACGCGAGAGGCGATGCGCGCCATCGGGCGATCTGCTGGCCGCCGCGGCGGATTGCTTCCCGCTGCTCGGCCGCGGTGGATTCGGCACCTTCGACGGTCACAGTTTGTAGTCTTTCAGCGCCTTGTAGGCTGCGATCATGCCGGGGAGATCACCATCTGCCATCGCGCGTGCAGCTGCATCCAGATCACGCCTCATGAATGCGAGCGCAAACCCACCCGCCGGGCCTATTTCTTGATAGGCCGGCATCACCACGTCACGGATACGTGCCATTTCCTTCGGAAGATCATCGCCCAAGGTGCTCATTCCATCTCCCTCCCTGCGCCTTCGGTCATTTCCACATTATTTCAAATGGGCCAATCGCGCCCATGCTATCCAGCACGGTCTCGTCTATCTCAAGGCGATAGGTGAGTCCGCGCTTGTCCACCATAGCGCGGTCAACGCGAGAATAGCGACGCGGCCCGTTCTTGAACCAGAGTGCGGTGGTGTAGACCTCCTGGCCTCGAAAAACACGAGCGCCGAGATCCTTCGCATGAACGATCGCAGTCCGGCCGTTTGTGCGGGTGCATCGCATCTTGATCGTCATTCCACATCCCTTCCGCATTGCGCACAGCGCCAGCATATCTCGTCGTCGGACGCGAAGCCAATCCTGCCGCCCGCTTCGGCGCCTTCGGTCATGCGCGGTAGGTTCCGGGCACGATCCACAGACATCCTGAGGGAGACTCGGCAGAGCCATATCCAGCAGTTGAATAACTCACGGCATCGCCATCAAGTATCCAATCCATCCACGCGATGAAACGAGGCTTTGGCATCACTCCATCTCCTTCCCGCAGCTTGCGCAGCGCCAGCAAATCCCGTCGTCGCAGGTGAACCCGATCCTGCCGCCGCACATGCGCAGCCAGCACTTTAACCCGAACCAGCGGCGGAATGCGCGGATCATTTACCAACCTTCCCGAATTCGTCGATGAAGCACAGCGCCGACGGCAGATCCCGCTTGATGTCGCCGATCGAGAAGCCCTTGGCAATCAGCGCGGCCTCGAGCTCGCCCTGGCGCGACGTCGCGATGATATCCATGATTGCGTTGCTCATGCGGGCGAGGGCCTTGATCGGCTCCAGCGCAGGGTCGTCGACGAGGCGGCGAATCTCCGCGATGCGCGCCGGGGATGCGGTCATTTTCTCACCATGCCTCCATGGAAATGCCAATCCATTGACCTCTCGTGCATCAGGATTGGGGGATTTACCATCTTGTTCATGATGTCGGCGCGCGTGGTGGCTGGCATCGTGGATCCGAAAGTGACAAAATCCTCCATCTGCCGCTTGGCATGGATGGCAAGTTCCTTCTCGGTGCATCGCTTCCACCGCCAAATCTCGCGCCACTCCTTGCGGCCGATCGTGCGCGGAAACGATCTGAGATTAAATGAGAGTTGGATCATTGCCAGAAATCTCCTGCAGGCGGCAGCGGGTCGCCGAGGTATATCCCAAGGATGGTGAACAGGACCACGGCCGCGACTGACAGCATCACGAATGTAGCAAGCTCCCTCACGCGCTCGTCCCCACGACCTTGCCGTCCGCGCTCACCATGATCTGCGGGTGGCCGGCCGGGCACCACGTAACGATCCCGCCGCCGACCGCCGGACGCAGCTGGCTCAGCGCACAGCATGCCCGACAGATGAATTTCATCCCCGGCCGCGATTCGATCTGCGGCTGGATGTCGGGGTCAAAACTGACTGTGACGCTCGGCTTCATTGCTTCGTCTCGGCCGTCGCGTCGCGGTTGACGCGCCACAGCTCAATGATCCCGTCCACAGCCTCGATCGCCAGCGCCCGAGCGCGCGCCTCGTCGCTCTGCTCCTGCGTCCAGATCATCGCCGCATGCACCGCGCTCAGCGTCGCCATCGCGTCCCGCGGCGTCGGCTCGGTCTGCAGCACCGAGAAAATCATCTGCGCGTTGCCCTGGCTCTGGGCGAGCGTGGCGCGGCGGCGTTCGGCGCGGCTCATTGTTTTTCCTTCTCAGCGGCGCGCTTTATCACGTCGCCCCGCAATATGTTTACCGCTCTCTCAATCTTGGTGAATGCGGCCATCGATTCCGGAAGATGCTCGGCCATCGCGTCCAAGGCAATCTCGCGGTCGGCGCCTGGCATCTGCAGGGCAGCCACAAAATCATCCACCATCCGGTGATCAATCTCACTCACGGCTTCGTCCCATCCCCGCGGTTAGGCTGATCCAAGGCTTTATCAAGCCCATCCAAGATCGCCTTCCAATTGTCCTCGGTATCGTATTCGCAGACGATCTGGCCGCCGACCATGGTGTACTCAATGACAAACTTTCGATTGCCGTACCCCTCCCGCCAAGACTGAAAACCGATCAGTTTCGTGACGTCGATCCGTAAATGCGTCATGCTGCCAAAACGGACCTTGAGCGCGTTGAATGACATCTCGACCGTTGGTGTCACGGCTGTTTCCCCTCGGCCTTGCGGCCATGGCCCATCTCCACCATTTCGTCGGCGGTGTACTTGGCAAACATGCGATCGCGTGTGGACTCCCAGAACTTAAAACCCTCCTTGAAGAATGTCCGATTGTAAGTCTGAGGAATGCCGATGATCAGATGCCGCTCTAATTGCAGGGCCGCATCTTTGTCGTATGTCCCCATGAAGCAGCACATGCGCGGGATATCGCCTTGGCGCAATATTTGCCGACACGCCTCGTAAGCCGCCGAATCTCGATTGGTCATGTGCTGCCCGAGCCGCTTCTTCAAATTGGTGGTGATGCCGACGTAAAACACCCAATTGTCCTCAGGAGCGATAAGCCCGTAGACATACCAAATTGGCCTATCCATTTTTTTTGACCTTCTTCCGCAAGCGATAGTTCCGCTGGATCTCAGCCCGGCTCAGTTTTGGCTTGGCTGGCGCGGCCGGACTCGAACCGGCGACCTGCCGCTTAGAAGGCGGATGCTCTGATCCGGCTGAGCTACGCGCCAATGATTGCTCGGCGTAGTCGCACACAGCCATCACGTCCTGGTTCCGCGGCATCGCGCGGCGCACTCGGCTGATGGTCTGTGAAATTCCGTCCATGGCGTTACCTAGCACAGGTAACGCGCGTTACCAAGCGTTACTTGGCATTATTCGTCCTTGTCGTGCTCGATCAGCTTCGGTGCCACCGGCTCGGGATAGCTCGCCAGCACCAGGTCCAGCAGATTGACCGAGACATTGAACTCCACGTCCGGCTTTTCGCGCCACTCCAGGCGCCGGCGGTTCTTGAGCCAGAAGATCGCCGCCGTGGTGTCGGGCGGAACGTGCTCTTTGTAAGGCACCAGCAGCGGCTTGTCGCGCTTCCCAGAGGGCGGAAAAATCTTAACCGCATCATAGGTGTAGCCGTTCGCCCGGTGGTACAGGCTGCTCTCCACGCGATCGTCAGCTACGTCTCGACCGACCTTTAGGGCACTACAAAACTCTGGGTATCGCGTTCGCCAGCGCCAAATGGTGACGGTCGTCACCTTGAAGAAGTTGGCCAGATCGGTTTCGGTCGCGCCGAGTTGGCATAGTGCGCGGGCCTGATCGACATACTCGTTTTTGAATACGGTCGGTCGGCCGCCTGGGTGTTTCGGCTTGGAATTGCTCGGCATTCTGGAAATATCGTCCCGTCAATAGGTTGGCGTCAAGAGGATGGTGGCTGCGCTCGGCTCATTCGCCCTCGCATTTCGACGGAGGGAGTGGGGATGACAGGTCGATGGCTCTCCTGGCATCGTTCAGAAGATGGCCCGCAAAGCAGTCACACAGGCCGGTATCGTTGTCGGCTGGGCATGTATGATAATGGTAGTCTCCGAACTCGGCTATCATGCGCCGCAATGCTTCCTTGATCGGGTCGGGCTGCTCTCCCATTTCAAGCATCGCCTCGCGGTGATCGTCGCTCATGTCCGCTCCCCCGTGACTGATCCGACATCCCCATCGGGGATGACGGCCCCGTCCTTGGTAACGATGGCCCGCCAGCGGTAGACCATTTCCTCTGCCTTATTGACGAGGAACGTCGGTTCTTCCGTGAATGTGCCTGCATCTGGGCTGGTAAGGAGACTGACAAGCGCGGTCGCGGCCTCGGCGCTGAGGGCAAACTTAGTGACATCACCATCCTTATTGCGGAATCCGATGCCGTAGCCATCCTTGTCGAGGAGGTCGCCAACGAACACCAGCCGATTATCGTCAAGCTCGATAAATCGCCCCGCTGAAACTTTGCTCATGTCTTGCTCCCTGTTCCCACAACAGCGCCAGTGCGACTGCGCTTCCACCGCAGCCCGTACATCGAAACGGCCTGCCATGGCATTGCCTGCTCCAGCCCGTTCATGCCGGCAATCTGGTTGGTGACGCTCGTCGGGGCGCCGCGGCATGTCTCGGCATACATGAACCCGCTGCCGCCGCAGAGATGGCTGTCACATGGTCCTGTCATCGTCGGCGCGTCGCAGTAGCGCTGGACCTTCTTGCCGTTTCCCAGGCAGGAGAAACAGACGATGATTCCGGGCGGCAACTTCGGGCTATCGATGTCTCGGAAATCCAAGTCGCCGGAATCGATATAGACGTAAGGGCGTTCTTTGCTTTTTGTCATGACTGCTCTCGCGACGTGACCACCGAAACGGGTATGACAGGCGGCGCAGGAATCGGCTGAAAGTGGGGCCGTGCATAGCAAGCCGAGCAAACGTTCATTTCATTCGGGTACAGCTTGCCGGCGCATCTAGCGCATCTCATCGTCAGCATCTTATTTCCTCCATTTAATTTAAGCGGTTCCTTGGCATCTCATGGCCCCGCTAACCGTTGTCAGGGCGGGTCTTGACGCCCAGGGCACCGCTTTCCTGTAGCGCGTCGATCACCTTGTTACGGGCCGCTATTTCGTCAATGACTATCATCAGGCGGGCTCGTATCGCTTCATTGCGTCGCCCTCGGTTTCTTCGACGCAATCGCCTTCCTCGCAGGCCATCATTTCGTTCCAACCAATGCCGCAAGTTTTGCAGTAGTAGGGCTTACCATCCCTTGAATCTCGGAAACCTCGGCGGCGGTCGGACTGCTTATTCAAATCAATTTCTCGGCTCATTTGCGCCTCGCTGGTTCATAGGTTTGAAGTGGCCGTCCTGCGGTCGAAAGCGACGATGCAATCTCGGAAATTCGTTGACCGAGGGCGGCTGGCGTCGGGCGCTTGTCTGCCGGACACTTGAGCCAAGCCTTAATGGCCAGGTGCATTTCTGCCTCCGGGTCCATGTCCTCTGATTCTCCGTAAGGATCGGCAATGTCGCCCCGACAGACGTAGCAAATAGCGCGTTGGCTCTCCTGACAGGATTTGCAGGGCACTTGCTTGCGGTCGCAGGTCTCGCAATCGGCAATCATTGGTTGGCTTCTCCTCTGGTCAGTGACTAAAAATCCACCGGACGAACAGCCAGACGGCGAACATTCCAACGGCGAAATACAAGATCATCTCGATTGGCATCACTCGCCTCCTAACTGGTGTCGCGACGTGACTGGCGGGGCGGGCCAACGGCGCTTGTCTGGGTGCGACAGACCAACCTGCGTTGCCATGTGCCGTATTTCGGCGTTGGCCTCGTCAATTTCCTTCGGCAGATCGACGCGCCCCCAGGCAACCATCACCCTGCATATCGGCGTAGGCATTGCAAAAACCTTATCGGGCCACAGCCACATAAATTGCCGTGTGCTGTGCAGCACCTCAAATCGATACCCGAACAGTTCGCGGCGCTCTCCGGCCAACGGGTGCCGCCATTGGATGCTGTGCAGCTGAGCGCCGAAGCCGTGCATGAACGTGTACAGTTGGCCGCTCAGCCAATAGAATTTGTTGTCGAAGTATGGCGAGCCGAGGCCGTGCCCATTCCCGAAAATTTTATGGTCAAGCCAGAGGATCACTTCTCGCCTCCCGAGTGTTGCAAAAGGACTCGCGATGAAAGCTTCATGCGATCACACGTCGGTTTCATATCGTCCCAGATGATGAATGGCGCAAAGATCGGCATCACCGCTGGCGCCGTCACAAGCCCCGCAAACGGCATCGGCCGGCCGCAAGCATGTTGCACTTGGATGTTCCAAGCGTGCGTCAGCAGAACGCCGGCAACCAAGTATGCGACAACCCATTTCATTTGCTTCCTCCGTGATGCGAAGAGAGCCGTGAAGTGCCGCGAACAGTGCGCGCAGCTTCAATTCTCCGCCGGCTGAATTTGTTTATCTCTGCCGGCTTGATCATCTTGCAATGCAGAATGATGGCTTCGCATCGCCCGCAGCGGATTAGATCGCGCGTCAACTCCATCGGAGTGTCGCCGTTCTCGCCTTCTAGGGCATCCCCGCAAAGCGTATAGTCTACGCCGCCCGCGCTTTCGGCGTGGACAATGCTTTTGTCGTGTAATTCGCGCCAGCGTTTCATGTCACTTGCACTCCGTGGAGGAAATCCGCGATGCAATCCGCTCCAGCACCTCGACCTCGCGCTGGCGCGACGACTCGTCACCCCGGCGCCGGTTGTCCTTCTCGGCCTGACGGTTCTGGATGAGGCGCATGGCTTCGGATAGAAGGCTCATTTTTGCACCCGGTCGGGTGAGGAGATCGCGTCAGTCATCCAGCACGCCGCAATCGCGCACGTCTGAAACCACGTTCTATCAATTGCAATCGCCCAGTTGGCATCGCCAAAATATCGATACCCAAAATTAGCGGCGGCAAGCGCAACTGCCAAGGTGACGTACCTCATTTGCTTCCTCCGTCTGCCGATGGAAGCGGGGTGGTGGGCTTCCAGAAATCGAAATAGTTCTGGTTGTAATAGAGCGCTGACCCGTCTGCCGTGGCTGCATCGGTCCAGTGCGGATCGAGCAAATCTTCCGACAGACCCTCGTCGGTCCATCGAACGATAACCGGCGGGCGCGACGGATGCCTGGTGTTGCAAACCTCGATCGGCGTTCCGTCCCGCGGCGCCGTCTCGATCGGCTGCCACTCCCGCCCCCTTGCCGTATCAGGGGAGAGGGCGGCTTCGTCATGCAGCTCTAGGGCCACGCGGAGCGCTCGCAGCGCCCCGTAGCCGTCGCCCTCTGCCGTGTGAACGATTCCGCTGGCCACGTAGTAATCATGAACGCATTCACGCGCGGCCTTGATGATTGCGTCCACAGTATGCACCCCGCACTGAGGTTGCGGCGAGCGAAGGGCGGAGGCAGCCAAAACTTCAACGTCCTGGTGAAAGTTCGGTTCTGAATTGTCCGCGTTCTCGTCGGAATCGTGGCCACTCGTAAAAGCGCGCAGCCTTGCAACAGCGGCCAGCAGTTCATCTTGTTCAGGGGAGGTAGGGGAGGTCATGGCTGGGGCTCGCTTCTTTAATTCGTCGGCCACTGGCTGGGAGTGGGGACGAGGCGCGGTCATTCGCTGCTACCTGAAGACGACGAACCGGAATCCGACGACGAAGACGACGAGCTATCGGACGAACTGGAGCTTGACGACGAGTCCCAGGAACTGCTGGCACCCTCGCCGCTGTATGATCCGCCACCACCGCTGAAGCTGTCGTCGCTCGATGAGGATGGCGAGGCGGCGGCCGTGGAGGATGATGGGTGCAGCATCGCGCCCACGATCCCGGCGCCTGACGGCATCGGAATGCCCGTCGCGTAGCCGATCAGGAAGTGGGTCATGTCGAAGCCGCTGCCAGGTCCGGTGCTGACGGCCGTGCGTGCCTGTGCCGGCGTGATAGGCGGCTTTCCCTTGCGGCGCCGCTCGGCGTTGATGAGATCGAGATCGTAGTTAGACATGGTGTCTCTCCTGTCGGTTGTCTTCGCTAGTGTGGTTGCCGGAGCGGGGGTGTCAGTTGAACCCGTCGATGAATTTCCGCATTTCCGGCACCGATGACAGATGACCGGAAATCATCATCATCATTCCGAGTTGGATGGCCGGGTGGCCTTCCGTTTCCGGGTGTTTGTTGAGGTCGCCCGCCATCGATGCATAGGCGTTCTGGACGTCACCGCTGGCGAGATATTCGCTTGCGCGCTGCTTGCACCAATCCAAATGTTGTTGCCGTGTCATCATTCACTCTCCCTTGGTTGTCGTACTCAGTTGCCCTTCAGCACTGCCTATCCATCAACCGTCTCTTGCGCCGGCGCGGCCTCGAGGTGCCTCGGCCACCGCGGAATCCCGTGCAGCTCCATCATCCACGCCAATTTTGCCACAGGCAACGGGATCGGGCGCTTGTTGCGCTCAAACCTGGCGATCGTGTTCCGGTTTCCGGTTCGCGTTCCCTCGTAACCGAGTTCAATGGCGAAATCGTCCATGGTCAGGTTGAGTTTCTTCCGGATATTTCGGAACTCGTTCGGCGTCATGGTGGCTCTGCCGTTCTGGCTCATCTCCGCCCCGTCACGGTTGTATCGGTGCGCGGCCATATCGTCGACCGCTCCGGCTCGACCGCAATCAGCATCACGCCGCAGTAGGCGGCAAAGCCCATCATGGCGACGTCCAGGTTGTCGTGGCCGAGCGCGGCCAAGGTGATCTTTTCGGCGGCGCCGACGCGATCGGCGATCGCCATTTCGATGGATGATCGGCTCATGGAGATTTCCACCCGCTGAGGGCTTGCTTGATTTCGTCCGACGGCGCTGTGAGCATCATTACCGCACCAGAAAGAGTGCCCGATTTGGCGTTGTACTCATTCCTATTCTTCAACCGCAGCCGGATCGAAACGCCACCGCCGCTGTACGTAACGGCGACGCCCGAATATTCCGATTTTTCATCCTGCACAAAAGGCAGCAGCCGACGGACTAAATCTGATACTTCGGCGCTGCCGACCGAAGGTGGGGGCGGGGGCGGGGTTAAAAGCGCAAGCGATACCAGCCAATGGCTGAAAAATCCTCCTGCAAAGCTCAATGCGGCAACCGCCGTGATCTTACGCATGGCACCGCCCCTCCGGTCCAATCCCAGCCGCGCGCTTCGCAGCCTGCCGCGCCGCGATATCGGCGAGGTAATCCGGGGCACACCACGCCGTCATACGAGCGTGCCAGCGAAAATCCTGAATGTGCCGGTCATACTTCGACGGCGCCATCGCGGAAACGATGATCTCGGTCGGAGCGATGAATACTGCGGTCATGTGATCAGCCCACCATCTCAAACATGGGTTCGAGAGTTATATTGAGCGCGTCCAGCTTGGGCTGGTCCGATCCGGTTTCGGCCGCGATCATGGCCTGCGCGCGTTCGATGAGGAATTCCAGAACCGCCTTCCAGTCGTCGGAAGCGATCAGCGCGTCGTCCTCCGTGAAGCAACCATCTTCATCCAGAGCCTTGACGACGAACCGGCTGCCTTCGCTGAATTCCCGCATGGCCACGTCGGCATAGTCAACGAAGATAGATACGCACAAGACATCGCTCCCGAACGACGGGCACGTATCGTTCCGGAACGAATCGTCCCTGAACCCGGCGGGCATCTTCGGCATGTCGGCGGCGGGGAAATCCGGGAATTCTGTCTGGAACGTCATTTTGTCATCCTCTCTCTGAGCGAGCCGCTACCGGCTCCTGACAACCTCAATCTAATGGCGGTTTTAGCTATGTCAAGTGATTAATTTACGCACCCCGAAGAAAAGTCGCCGCGATATGGCGGGATAGCGGCAGCGGTATTTTTGCGATCATGGCGCTGGCCATCTTGCGGCCGGGGTGATTTTTCCCGTGTAATCTCCCTGGCGAAACCGTCCCATTTGCCTTCTGCTCGGAATAGTCACCAAACCAACCCTCTTTCCCACGTCCGGGTAGCTTTCTCCCATCAGGATTTTGCCCCTTCCCGCTTGTGGTGTTGTGAGCGATGTTGAACCACGATCCGCCGTTGTTTTTGGTGTGCCGCTCGGCGTGCGTATTGAACCCGAGCCCGGGAACGTGCTTTGGGTGCCCAGGCGGATACCAGCCCGCGCCCATCGTCGGAACATTGATAGCCTTGGCCGTCACCGGCATCAATGCCGGCACGTCGCCCCAAAGGTGAAAGCTGCCAAAATTCCACCGGCTGCGCCCGACCCACGGGATCGCGCCGCGGACGTTCTCGACCACCATCGGGACATGCCTCCCGGCCGCGATGCTGGCCTCTTTCTGGATGCGGAAACATGCGTCGAACAGCCGGTTTAGATCAGCCAGCGCCTTCCCTGTCGTGTCCGCGCGGATCGCGGCGGCCTTGGCCTTCGCAAGCGACCACGGCATCGCCATGTAGCTGTATTCCTGGCAGGGCGGGGAGGCGACGATCAGGTCTGCCGTCTTGAATTGCGAGCCGTGCAGGGTGGTCACGTCCTGCACCACGAGCTGCGCCGGGTATCTATGGTCGCCGTAGACATGCCGCTCGATATCGAACCCGATCACGTCGTAGCCTTCGGCAATCAGGCCGTCAGTCCAGCCGCCCAAGCCGCAGAAAAGGTCGATCGCCAGCGGTTTCATGTCGGAGCCCTGCATCCCGGTTGCCCCGGCTCCGGCCCGAATTCCCGATTCCATCGTCCCGTCGCCCGGTAGATTTTCAGCGCGGCCGGCCAATCGATCTGCATGGGTGCAGAGGGTACCGTCGGCGGCACCACGATCGTCTCAAATCTCCGCTGATTGAGCCATGTCGCGGCGTGGCAGATGAATTGCTCGTCCTTTCCGGACATCATACGGGCGAATATGGGCAGCACCGCCAGCGCCTGGGCCTGCATCTCAGCCGGCAACTTTGCCCATGATTTCGACGCCTCGAACTTTGAGCAATTCAGCTTGCGCGGGTAGCCCATCCAGAATGCCTCAAACTCCTCGGTGTAGGTGCTGGCCGGTTCCTTCTTTGGCTTTGCGGGACGGCGGCGGGCAGGCTCGGGGAATTCGAATAGCATGGCGGTCATGTGATGCTCCCTGTTTAGAATGCGAATCGTTCATCCATTGCGTCCGGCCACGTCTCGCGCGACCATCCCTGATCGCGCACCGCGTTGCACGTCACGTCGACATGGCACCGCACCGTCCCGGTCGCGCCGTCCCGCTGCTTGCCGATGATGATTTCCAGATCGTTGATGCACTTCTCCATCTGCATCTGCCAAACCTCGTATTCGGCCGTGCCGACGCGCGGCTCCGCGTTTTGCAGATAGTAGGCTTCCCGGTACAGCAGCAGCACCGTCGCGGCGTCCTGCTCGATGTTACCGGAATCCCGCAGGTCGGAAATGGTCGGCCGCTTGTTCTCCCGGCTTTCCACACCCCGCGACAACTGCGCCAGCGCGACCACCGCCACGTCGAGCTCGCGCGCCAGCCTCAGCAGTCCCGAGGAGATTTCCCCAACCTCATTGACCTTGCTGCCGCGGTACCGGTCGCTCGCCTGGACGTGGCCCATGTGGTCGACCACGATGAAATCCAGCCCGTGGCGCCGCTTCATTTGTCGAGATCGAGCGGATATTTGGGAGATCGAAAGCCCCGATTGCTGTTCAATCCGCAACTGCAGTTTTGCCAGATCGTCCGAGGCGTCCCGAATCCGCGTAAAATCGCTCTCGTTGATCTTTCCGGACTTCATCCGAAAGTGCGGCAGTTCGTATTGATTGAAAAGCATATCCGAGATCAGCCGCCGGCTCAGCGAAACGTCGCCCATCTCGAGGCTGAAAAACACCCCTTTGTGTCCATCCTGGCACAGCGCCCGGGAGAAATTCAGCGCGGCACCGGTCTTGAACATCCCCGGCCGGCCAGCGAGGATCGTCAACTCCCCTTTGGATAGTCCGGACGTCTTGCGGTCCAGATCCCGCAGCCCATAGCTCATCCCGGTTAGCGCACCGTCGCTCTGGTAGGCCTTGGCGGCCGCGTCGACCGCGCGCACCACGGACGCCTGCAGGGTCAGGGATGGCACTTGCCCGATCGTCCGCGCCGCCACGATGCCGTCCAGCCCATCGATCGCCCATGCCGCCAGGTCAGACGGGTCCGCCGTCCCATCCTGCTCCTGCACCTGCCGGGCGAGGTCTGCAATGTCCCGATGGTCCCCGAGGTCGCGAATCACCCTGGCAAAGTCCGGCGCGTTGATGATCGTCACCGCCGAGGCCGCCAGCTGCGCCAGATACACCCGGGCCGTCATGTCGCCGATCTTCACGTCCGCCGGCAAGAATGTCCGCATCGTAATCGGGTCAGCCAGTTTCCCGGCCGAGATCAATTGCCCGCAGATTTCCCATATTGTCCTGTGGATCGGCTCAAAAAAATGTCTCGGCTCCAGGATATCCTCAATCCGGTGATAGGCGTCATTGTTCAACAGGATGGCGCCGAGCAGGGCCTGCTCGCACTCCAAATTATGGTCCTCGCCGACCTTCATGTGGCCAGCGCCGCCGTGTTTGCCGCCGCCGTGGCGAACATCTCGTACATCTCCGCCTTCGTCATCTCGACCGGACGGCGGAATACCATCGTGTGGCGGTTCGGCTTGAACGTCACCGGAGCCGCGACCGGCGCCCTCGCAGCCCGTTCCTTGGCGCGATTCTCCCGCTTCCGCTTGTTGTCGCGGTATCGCTTCCGGGCCAGGTAATCCTCGTTTCGTTCGCGCATCACAAATCCTCCGGTTTAATTACGCGCACCTCGCTCGCGGCACCGTGCGATATTTTCCGCATTTCGTGCCTATCAAGGGTTCGCGCGGTCCGATTGTATCGACGCATTTCAGCCTTCTGGTTTGCTGTCTTTGGCAAGATCGCCTTTATCCCCTTCTCCCGTTTCCACTTGGCCATTTCCTCCTTGGCCGCTCGACTAAGCCGCGATGTGGCGGCCTTGAGTTCATCTTCCTTCATCTGCCTAGCCCTTCCTTTCTTACACACGTGGGTTTTTTGCCTCTTGGCAAAAAAGCTACCGAGCAGAGGCACCTCACCCACCGGAAAAAGTACCGATCGTCGGCACCCGATCTAGGAGTATCGTCCCGGGGTCGCTCTGTCGGGACACTCTCTGGCCTCATGCGGCGGTGGATCGAATCCCCCTGATCGGGCAAAGGGACCGTTCGTGCTGGTCAGCGGACTGCCAGCTTCCTTTTGGTGAATTTTGGCTTGGAACACCCGCAACAACCATGGCTAGGCTCGCAGGGTCCAGTCCCGGTGGACGGGCTGGCCTATGGAACCGAAATGCTGTGGCGGGATTGTCAGGTGGGTTGACGAAACGGCGTAAATTGCCTATTTCTCAATTCCTGACCGATCCCGTGCAAGGTATCTCGGTCTTTAGTTTACGGCCTCCGCTTCGTCCAGTCGCGGGGGCCGTTGCTTTTTGTACGAGCGAGTCGGGCTAGGAGTCAATACCGCAACCGGTAGCGGCTACGGCTCCCGGTCCCACGAGATACGGTTTAGCACCGTCGGCCCGATGCAGTTTCGATCCCAGACAAACCAAGCGAACGCCATCGTGTTCGTCGATTTCGGGCCATCCCAGCCGTCCCGGTGCATCATGGGCAGCCGGTTTCGGAACACATGAACGCGCGCAAGCTGGCCGCCGTCGAGGATATCGGACCGCGCTGCGCTTTCGAGAAACGCCAACCGCAGCAGCATCACTACCCGCGGACACAACGCGAGTCCTTTGGCGACGAATTCCGCTCCGTTTTTGAACGGCGGGTTAGATACGATCGCCTGCACGCCGATCGGCAATTGGGTTTCCATCAGAAAATCCCATCCGGCCGCGTCTTGGTCCTGCGATTCGTAGTCGACCAGATCCGTGGCGTAAACCTGCCGCCCGGTGGCGCGCAGCACACGCACGATTGATCCCGGACCGCATGCAGGCTCCCAGATCACGTCCGGCAAATCCTCAGCCCGCAGCAGTGCGCGGACGGCCTCCGGCGGCGTCTCGTATAGGTCATCCTTGCGGACCTTTACCGCGTGCCGCTTGTCGCCGGCGCCGGATGCCAAATCGCCCATCAAAGCATTCCTATAGAATCCAGCCCGTACAGCGCCAGCAGCAGCGCCTCGGCCCTGTTGTGATGTTTTTTCAGCCCCAGCCACGGCACCGCCGACGGCACCAGTTCCAGCGCCTTCATCCGCGATTGCTCTTTGTCGGAGCCTTTCAGCCCCGCCCATCGCTTCCAGGATTGAGGGTGGACCAGCCGGACCTCCATCCCGTAGCATACCGCCACGGCCCGTATTTGCCCCACAGCGAAGCCAAACCGGAAAGACGACGCAGCGCCCATCCCGCGCCGGACGCCATTGGCGCCAGGTATAGACGGCATGGGCTGCACGTTCTCGATGATGCAGTGCCGCGGCTTCCACTTGTCGATCCGCCGACAAACCGCGTTGACGTCGACCTGACGATTGGACCCGTCCGGGAGGGTCGGCATGTCGAGCAATTCGACCACCTTCCCATCCCGAACAAAGCACAGGCCGCCGCTCAAACCTGGATCGGCGGCCATCAGGTCCATCAGTTGAACTTTGCGGCCGGCGGGACCGGCAATTCATTCGCTTCACGGGCGGCCGCCAGCACGTCCTCGCGCTTCGGGTTCGGCTTCACGTCCGATCCGATGCCCTTTTTGATCCGGCGCTCGGTTTCGTCGTTATATCCGGCCATGTACCGGCGAAACTGCTCGGTCGATGGATCGAAGCCAGGCTTCGCGGTTTTTCCCTCGATACTGTCTTGAACACCGGAGTCATATGCCAAATCTACGGCCGGAACGCGCGACGGTTCGAGAAACAGGCTGAGCTGGGTGCCGATCTCGGCGCCGACGTATTGCGCCGCAATAAGCATGTTGGCGGTGTGCATCCGGAATTCTTCCTCGCCCTCCGGTGTCCCCAGCTTGTCCGCAAGGTGGATCTGGTCGAGCAGGAAACCGTCCGACTTGATCTCCTTCTCGAACGCGCGGCGCTTGGCGCTGGCGCTCTTTGCGGCCTTGTCCAGCGCCTGCCATTTGCGCAGGTCGGACAGGAATAACTCGCGCTTGTCGGGATCGACGCCCAGATTGTGACCGATCGCAGATGCGGGCATTTTAGCCGGAGCCGCCGCGTCAGCCTTCTTTTCCCGGGGTTTTCGCTCTTTCTTCGGCCCTTTCGGTGCCGTCGGTTTTGCCTTCTTCGCTGCCTTCGCCATGGGTGCTCCTTTTGCTGGCGTTCACTTCCTGATGGTGTGGTCGAGCCCGACGCGGATCAGCGCGATCTCGGTATCCCGGACCGACATGCGCCACCTCCGGGACAAATCCACGATTTCGTCCGTCGGGTCGCCCTGCAGTTCCGGAACCGGTATCTTGGTGAATTTGCTGATCTTTGCCAGATAGCCGTCGGGGAACCGGCCCCGGTTCTTGAAATTGGTCATGGCCTGCTTCTGCACGCCGATTCCCGTGGCGAGCCAGGTCATCACACCGACCTCGGTCCCGCGCTCCTCCCGGTATTTGGCTGCGACCGCCGCCATAACCCGCTCGAAATTGGTCTGTTTTTTTGCCATGCGCCGTCTTAAACATATTTTCAACCGGCGTCAACTTTGTTGTTGACAGGTCGAAAAACCGCCCCTAGATTTTGAATTGTCGGAGCCGATTGTGGCTCGCCCCGAGAGGAGATAAAAATGAGGCTTCCCCGAGAAATGCAGGTTCCAAAGCAGGCGATCAAGGTCGCCGACAAGCAGTCCGATGCCGTCGCCTTTGTCTATACCAATCGCGTCGGCCAACTCTGCGCCCGCGTGTTCTACGGCAAGTGCAACAAGGCGATCATTGCCTGCTACTTCCGCGATGCCGGTCAACGCGAGAAGTCGATCAAGGTGGCATTCGAGAGCCGCCGGGCCTACCTCGCGACCAAGGCCGAGCAGCGCGCCAAGCGCTCCGCCGTCACCAACGCTTACAAGGTCGGCGACCTGTTCAAGTGGACGTGGGGATACGACCAGACCAACGTCAACTATTTCGAAGTGATCGAATCGAAGGGCCGCTATGTCACCGTCCGCGAGATCAAATCGAAGGCCATCGAAAACGGATCGACGATGACGGGACGCTGCATTCCGCTGCCGGGCAAGTTCATCGAACGCGAGGAGGCCAAGCGCTGCCTCGCTGGCGACGGTTCGATCCGGGTCCAACCGTGGGCGCGCGGCGGCCGCGCCTACTACCTCAAGCCGGAGAAGATGATCGGCACCGTTCCGGTCTACGGCTCCGACAATTTCAGCACCTACGCATGAGGGAGGACGACATGAACCGAGAACCGAACGCGCTCGACGCGCTGGCCTATGTCGGCTGCAAGGTCGCCGAATATGGCTCTTACACCATCTTGGTCGCGGCCGTCATCGGCTTCGGCATTGCAACGGGATGGCTGGGGTGAGTCGCCCGCGCCTGCACGATGACGGTTTTCTTGAATTTCTGCGTCAGAAGCCGTGTTGCTGCGGGTGCGGGCGTCCGCCGCGAAGTCAGGCGGCTCACATTCGGATCGGGTTCCTCACCATGGGAAAGAAGCCGGACGACCGATTCGCTGTCCCGCTCAACCAATGGTGCCATCTCGACGGGCCTGAGAGCCAGCACAAGAACGAGAAGCGGTTTTGGGCCGTGCGCAATATGGACCCGTTCGCGATCGCCGCGCGCCTCTATGCGGAATATGGCGGGACCGGCGGAAAGCCGAGGAAAAAGCGCAAGCCGCGCGCCACCATCAAGCCGAAGGGTTTCGGCATCACAGCGAGGACGAGCGCATGGCCACCGAAGGGCAGCAGGAAAATACCAAATCGAAAGTCACCGGGCTCCTCGAAATCCGCAAGCACCGCGGGCTCGACGGGACGGCGGCCATCCAAGCTTGGGTGATCGGCGCGCTGGAATGCCTGCTTGAGGCGGAACTGGCGCGGATCGAAAAAAGGGAAATCGACAATGCGTGATGCTGATATGCTCGCTGCACTCAAAAACGAACGCGATCACACCATCTTTGCGCAGCGCGCCGAGGTTTTCGTAAAGCGATGGTCGCCGGATAATCCGCGCGAGCGCTGGGAATTCACAGGCGAACTGATGAGCCTGTTCCGAGACATGGTGATGACCCAGCAACACGTTCACCAATCGGTCGCCACCCACTATTTCGATCAATCCATGACCGCGATGAAAGCCCAGCCGATGGCGCCGATCATCATATCGAAGGACGAAAAATGACCAATCCATACGCCTACTGGAAGGCCGCGCTCGCCGGCGAGAAGCCGAAGATGTTCGTCGACGACCCGCAGCCGGGATTTTACCGGCGCGGGGTCTACGAAAAGCAGGAGAACAAAGCCCGCAAGCGGGTCGGCTGGTCGCCGGTGGCGATCTTCATGAACCAGGCCGAGCTCGCGGCGGTAGTCGGCGGCGACGCCATCACCGACCGCGACAAGATCAACGAGATTTGGTCCTACTGTGCGGCATATCCGATCAGCGAGGAGACGTACCGGGCGGTCGCGGAGCAGGGCGCCCAATGGCCGGACAGTCATGAGGAGAAGCCGAAGGCCAAGCGCAACCCCGGGGCTGAGGCTGCGACAGAGCAGGCATTCATTGCCGAGGACGACCGCCGCAACGCCGAGGAGGACGCACAACCGTCGACCAAGGTCGCGGCTGGCATAGCCGAGGCCAAGGCGCTTCTGCCCAAATATGCCGCCATCGATTCGGACGAACTGGCGTCCAAGGCGCGGTCCCTGCAGAACCGGTTTCTGGACCTGCGCTCGGAGGCCGGGAAGCATTACGAGGCGGCGAACCGGCCGTTGCTGGAACAGCAGAAAAAGCTGCGGGAGGTCTGGTTCCCGCTCCGGGACGACGCGGACGCCGCCGCCGGGACGCTGCGGACGGCCATGGGGGCTTGGGAGGACGAGAAGCGCAAGGCCGCCAAGCTCGCTGCGGAGGCCGCTGAGAAGGCCGCGCGGGAGCATGCCGAACAGGTCGCGGCGGCCGCCAAAGCCAACGAGCCCGCCCCGCCACCGCCGGAACCGGCCAAATCGAACGTCCCGCCGCCGGCTGCCCAGATCAGGGGCGGCGCCGGGCGCGCGGCCAGCGTCAAGGGCGAGACGTTCGTCACCGCGATCGACGAGGAAAAGGTCTTTGCCCAATTCAAGGGCAACCCCGATCTGGTCGCGCTGCTGACCACGCTGGCGCAGAAAGCCATCCGGGCCGGCATCCAGGTTCCGGGCGCTACCACCGAGGAGAGGAGTGTTGTTCGATGAGGGACCGGACGGAACTGCGGTACAATGCCCGCACGGAACGCGCCATTGAGGATGACATAACGAACCGGAAAGAAGCGATGGAATTGCTTGACCTGATCGACGCCGAGTTTCGCACGGACCCGACCAGCACCCAATGCTTTGACCTCCGAATTGTGGAGCGTGTCCGGATGTGCGTTGCGCGGCACCAAGAAAATAAAAAACACCTGCCGTTCGGCGGGTAAACAATCCGATTGACATTACGAATTGCGTTGCGCCATATTGGCGCGACATTGGAGGACGACCGATGAACCAAGTTACCATAGCCGAGCGCCCGTCGAGGCTGGACGAATACCGGGTGCAGGTGCTTCCGCCGGAGCGCGCCCGCGACCTGTATCAGTCGCTCCCGACGCACATCAAACCCGCCGTGTTCGAGCGAAACCTCGTCAATGCGCTGATGGCGAATCCGTCCCTGATGGACTTCGACCCGCGCCTGATCTTCCGTGAAGTGTCGAAGGCCGCCGGCCTCGGGCTGTTGCTCGATCCATTGCTCGGCGAAGGCTACATCGTCACGGCCTACAACTACAAAACCCGCAAGGTAGAACCGCAGCTGCGCGTCGGCTACAAGGGAATGAACAAACTCGCCCGGCAGGCCGGCAACGTGGCCGGCATCTATGCTCACGAGGTCCACGCGCTGGATGACGTAGAGTGTGACTTGGGATTCCCGAAGGTATTTCACCACAGGCCAAAACTGTTCGGCGATCGCGGCGATATCATCGGCTATGTTGCGCTCGTCGCATTCAAGGACGGCACGTTCGATTTCGAGCCGATGTCGGTCAAGCAGTGCCAGGATATCCGCGATCGATCCGACGCATGGAAGGCGTTCAAGGAAGGCAAGATCAAATCGACCCCGTGGGCGACCGACGAGTCCGAGATGTCGAAAAAGACGGCGCTCCGCCGCTTGATGAAGCGGCAGGATCAATCCCCCGAGCTCGTGCGCGCCATCCAGATCGAGGACGAGGCTGAGCATGTCGACGCCCACACGATCGAGCCGATGCCGCCGCGGCTGCGCGTCCCAAGCCCGGCCGAAATCGAGAATTCGCCCGAGCCGCCGGAGGGCCGCGACGATCCCGACCACGGCTCCGACAAGTACCGCCCCGGCGACGTGGTGGACGTGTCCGGCGCCAAGGCCGACCCGATCTCCTCGGGCCCGCCGCCGAAGGCCAAGCGCGCCGGCGTGCCGAGCATCGAAAACGAGTACGATGGCTGGTTCTCTTGGGCTCTGGATCAGATCACCAAATCCGATGACGGCGGCGCGCTGGAATCGTTTTTCAACGAGGAGATTGAGCCGCACCGCGAAACCGTGTTCCCGTCGGATTTTTCGGATCTGACCGACGCCTACACGCGCCGGATCAACATTTTGAACGCGGATGAGTAGCCATGCCGAGCAGTAACGGAAAATGGCTCGCCGGCGAGCGGTACGTTACGACGCTATGCGTCAAATGCGGCCAATCATTCCAGTGCCCAGTCGAACAGCGCCGCATCGAATGCCGCGCGTGCGAAAGCAAACCCCATGGTTGAGATCGTTTTCAAGAAGCGCAAGGCGCAACCCGGCGAGATCGGGCTATTCCTCGACACCGAGGTATTTCGCGAGGAGTTTTCCAGCCTCCCGATGGATGCCGACGTCAAGGCCGAATGCACCGTCCCAGCGAATTTGAAATATCTGAAATTCTTCTGGGCGCTGGTCGGCAAGGTCACCGAAAACTCGCCGGACGGGTTTCTGGACAAACAGGATTGCGCCGACCGTATCCTGCTCGAGGCGAGGCATTTCAAGGTGATCGTCGACAGCCTTCGCAACAAGACCGAGGTCAAGCCGAAGTCGATCTCCGGGCTGAGCGCGGATACCTGGGTTCGTCTGCTCCGGCGAGTGACCGACGTCGTGGTAATGAAGTTCCTGCCGGGGATGGATCGCAATGTGCTGAAATCCGAGATCGAGGCCATGGTCGGCGTCGACAACACGCCGGACCCGGCGCCGAAGCCGCGCGCCAGCCGGGCCAAGAAATCGGACGCCAAGGCCACCACGCCGCAGGCCGAGGCGTCCGATCCACCGAAAGGGGGTGAAGCAGCGGCGCGGGCGGATGAGGGGAAGGAACCCGGTAGTCCGCCCCGCTCGGCTCCCACCAACGAGGCGGAGTATGTCGCGGCGTGCCTGTCGTGGCTCAAGAAGCAGCCAGCCGACGCGCGCCACGCCGCATTCGATTATTTCAACGGTCCCGTGCATCAGAAAATGCGTCTGGACCTGAAAGTCCGAACCGAGACCCGAAAATCCCTCGAACGACAGATTGGAGAATACTTCGATGCCAAAGACAAGGAAGCCCGCGCGAGTTAGCCCGCCGCGCAAGCCAAGGGGTGAGCCGGCGGGCATCACCATCGGAAACCTGCGTCGGGACGTGCATAATCTCACTCAGCGGTGTGCTGAGTTGGTGCGGCAACGCGATTCCTACATGGAGGAATGCACCAAATTAAAATCGGATCACCACAATTACGGCATGCAGCATATTCTGACTGCCCAGCGCCTTAGTGATGTCGAGCGGTCCTATGGTCGCCTGCAGGGCTGGCAGGACTGCGCGCGCGAGGTCATGGGCGTCGATCGCGCGGAAATCAGGATCGACCGTCCAATGATCGCGCCTGGAGCATGACGGCGGCCGACCAAATGAAGCTGGCGGTTCTACGGGCGATGCCGCTGCCGCCAGCCTGGGTCACGTCCAAGCAGGTGTACGCCTTGATGGATCAATATTCTCGCAACACCATCAAGCGAGTGCTGCTGGACCTGTCCCGCGATGGCTTGGTGGCAAAGTTCGGGCCGATCGACGACCCGGCCTTCCGGCGGATGGATATTCCGGACAGCGACGTGAACGCTGAGCAGTCGATCACGCGCGCCGCGGCGATGCTGGCAGCGAAGAAATATCGTCGGGATTTGGCTGTGTGGAAGGGGCGTTCATGACCCACGATCCCGAGGAACGATCTGAGAAAGTCGCAGGCCTTGTCGCCAGATGGCGCGCGGGTGAGTTCTCCGAGGTCGTATTCACCGCATCGCTCAAAGCTGCAGGCATGCGCCGGGACAATATCAGCGCCTTGGTTTCGCAGCACCGGGCCGCGTTCGTGGAATCTTTGCCATTCAAGAGGGGGGACGTCTCATGAAATACCAGCATGGTCAGACTGTTGGACTGGTCACCATCGGAACCGCTCGCGACAACTGGCGCAAGACCGTTAGCGAGGCATTCGCCGACCTGCGCCTCAACAGCATCGCGCCCCGGCCGCGCCTCCAATATGAGGAGGCCCTGCTTCGCGCCGCAGTATCGGAAATACTTTCGATCCGGCTTTGCGCGGCTTACAATCCACTCCTAGCCGGACTGGAGCGGATTGAGCGAAAGGTCGGCGCTCTGGCGGACCTGCGTCGGGAGCCGTGGGCTCCGGCATCACATCCGGTTAACGGGCCGAGGTGAAAAGTGACTAACGATTTTGACATTCCGGCCGCCCGCACGTCGCTGCTCAAACTCCGCAAGGAACTCGGCGCCGATACCCGGCCGGGCACCGCTGCTCGAACCTCCTCGAACAGCTTGAGAACCTGGCCAAGTCCACCGACGCCGATCAGCGCCGCCGGCTGGAAAAGGCTATCGGCCAGTCCGTCGCGGAGTTGTCCGCACTATCCAAAGGAGAGCGCAAGTGAGCGACAAGGAACCGCAGGGAATTATCGCCATCATGACGGCGCCGGATGGCGACGTGCTCGCGACGGCTACCGACTTCAACCGGTCCGGGATGGGCGGCTGCAAGCTCTGGGAGGCGCAGATGTGGGGCGCCCGGCAGCAAGTCAAATGGGCCGCCGTCAAAGCCTACGCCAGCCCAGCCCTCACGAAAGCGCTTGGCGGCTACATGCTGGAGCAGATCGCCGACGCGCTCTGCCAGGACGGCCACAAGATCACTTATCGTGCGGTCGGCTATCCTGACGACGTTGCCGCCGATATCCGTCTCCAGCGCTGATCAGTAGGAATCGAGCATGACACAGCCAGCATTCCGAGCAATGCCATTCCCGCCTGGAGCCGAGCGGATCGTTTCTATGCTCAACTTCAAGGAGCGAGTTCTCGTTGCGACAGACGCCGGGGTCTATGAACTGATCGATGGGGCGTGGTCGCGTATGGTGCTCGTTGAAGCAGTTTCACTTCCGAATGGAGATCGAGGATGATGCTTTGGAGCGGCGGCACCACAACGAGCTTCGATATTGGTTGCTCGACGGGATGCCCCGCTTTGCAGTGCTGGAATCCGAACTGTCCGCGCCAGATGATAGTTCTGAGCTATGTGCGAGAGCCTACGTTCGACTTCAATTTGCTGCCAGACCCTACGGAATTTTGGCTAGCAGAGCAGCGCCGGACGCCACGGAAGATGAAGCGACCATTCCCGGCAAACAAGCCGGCTCCGCACCAGGCCTACCGTCGCGCGTGTTACTGACTGCTGACCGAACACCATGGAGGAGAACATGATCTGCACTCACACGCATTCGTTCTTTACTGGCATAGTAAGCCACTGTGCGCGCTGTGGCGCGACGCGACCGCCAAAATCTCTTGGCCTCCCCGCCGACCTCTCGATTGAGGACGTTAGGGCCTTTTTCGACCGACTGGATGATGACGACACGATGCACATGGATAAATCGCGTCCCCGGTCTTGAGCAGGCAGTGCATGAGCGGTTTACAATTGGCCCAGAGAACACAGTCAGGTTGAGCAAAAATGCAGACAATCGAACAAATCAAGTCCGCCCATCAGCGGGCCGAGGACAGCACGAAGGGCGCCGGGCGAGTGGTTGGCCGACTACGCGGGTGACGCCCACGATCACCGAGGGGTGATACTGGCAGAGGTTGAACGAAAACGAGATGGCTTGGAGGCAGCTATAAGGGCAGCAAAACTCGCCCTATTCGTAATCCGCAAGCAAGGCGTGATGCCCAATAGTAGCTGGGAGTCTGGATTCGACGCCGACCTAAAAGCAGCAGAGGCGGCGCTAGCCGCGCACCCTCAGTCCTAAACAGGGAGACACCATGCCGTTAAAGCTGACAATCGAGGATACCGGCGTCGGCGTCACGATCTCGGGCGACCCAGGCAAGTACCGGCTTTGGCGCGGGACCGATCCGAACGGGACCGAGTTTCTGTTGCTCGGCCGCAGCGTGATCTATGGTTCGCCGTTGACGCCGCTGGCTGCGATTGATCGCTACGTCGAACTGACCGAGGAAATTCTTGAGCGAACCACTGGGCCGGACGAGGTGCTGGCCGCACTTCGCGGCTCCTAAACAGCCACCACCTGTCAAGGAATCCTTGACAACTGAAACGCCGCACAAGTCTTAAGCGAACACGGAGGATGACAATGGCCGACATCATGCAAAAGCTGGCCAAGCAGATGGAGGCCGAACTGTTCGCGGCGATCTGCGGCCCTATCCGAAAGCCGCAACGGACGGCGCTGCGGGCGCGCGGCAACGGCTTCGAAGTGGTTGAGCTAGACGACGCGGGGAAGATCGTCGAACCGCCGCCCAGGTGCTGCTACGGCAGCGTTCTGCACGCGCCGGGCTGCAAGACTTGGGGTAGCCTCACATAACCACTGTTGGCCAAACAGCGCTTGAATAGACGACATCAGGACGATCTGACCCCGCGACACCCTTTTGCTTCGGCAATTCTGGCCGCGCTCCACTTGTGAGATTTGGCCCAAGTCGCCGCAGCCTTCTCTCCGTATATATCGACATATCCATTGACGATTTCGCAGAACATCGAATTAAGCCGGACCGGGTTTTCTCCCGCGCCCGGCGTGGCACTAAGGGCCAAGAGCATCAGAAATTTCATTTCTTCATCCTCTCGATCGTTACGCGACAATACCCCCCGCAACCTATCGCCAGATTAACCGCTGGCGTCATGTCGATTTCGCGGCGGGGCCAAAACCTTTTGTGCCGATCCGGACCACGGTCTTGGACTTCGCAGACGGCCGATCGGCCATTCGCGATATTGGTCACGCGCAGGCGCTGGCCTCGTGGTTCAAGAAGGTGAGCGCAGACAAAAGACCCTGGCTTGATCCGGTTTCCCCATGCCCCGATCCGGTCTGTGAATTGGGTAGCTATCCCGCCGTGCGGCTCAGGCTTGATTCTGGTTAGCCAAAGATCACCGAAGGTGCTGGCGTTGATGACGCCTATCATGGCGGAGTAAGCCATAACCACAGCCAGAAAAAGCCGCATCGCTAATGTGCGCCATTGGTCGAAACAACAGATTTATGCGATCTTGATAGCGCCCGCTCCCGCATCCTTGTTGTTATTGCTCGCATGGTGAGGTTGAAATTAAATGCCCAGATCAAGCCAACCATAGGCGGCCACGGTTCCCAATCTTTCGCGACGGAATAACTCAGGCACCACAAAAAGGCGATCGCAACAGCTGCGAGGGATGCGCGCCGCGCGGATCTCATCAAATAATTGTCCCCCGCAATGGACTGTGAACTTTCCGTCAATTGCATCAGAACTATTGAAATCACGACGCCATACGCGACAGAAAGCACGAACAAAACCTGTGCCATTGGCGAAACCTCAAGTAGGCGGTCGAGTAACATCGGACGCTCCTTTGCTGGTCGGGTGCCAATTCTTCGCAGCCTCCACGATCCCTTGGCAAATGGCCATCCCGGCCAGACCAACGATGAACGCGGTGGCACCCCCTGACGTTCCGATCATTCGGCCAATCGGATCGCTCAGGTAATTCGCCGTGAGCGCCCCCACCACCATGGAACCAATGATGGACCATGGGTCGGACCTGCTAAAAACGAACGCATTGACCACGCCGCCCATAAGGCCGGCGATCAAGTCCTGCAGCCTCACCCCGATCTGCACCAGTAATCCAGGATCATCCGACATTCCAAATTCCCACCCTATCTCTTGGCCGCAGATGTCGTCACTGCCGCGTGGTGCCACCCGTGACGTTCTTGTCCTTGGCAAAGATCAGGCCGAGGCCGCCCACGATCGACGTGACGGCTACGCTGGGGTCGGTACCGCCCTTGATGCCGAGCAGCCCGCCGATGCCGAGCACGATCATGATGATGCCGCTACCGGTGGTTTTCCAGTTGGTCAGAAAGTTCACTGTCGTTCTCCTCGTTGGTGGTAGATGTATTTCAGAGTCCGCAATCTCTAAAGGCTTGATCAATTTGAGCGGCGGAATAACTGCTCCAGGCTTTGGCAGTAGATCGATCAGACTTGCGCATCAGGTCGCATTCCCTGGCGGTCGGCTTTCGCTGCCGGTTCACGGCGGCGCGAGGTTTCTTCGCGCCGGCCTTTTCGGGCTTTGGTTTTGGCTTGGCTTCAACTTTCGGCCGCGGTGTCGGCAGCGGTGCGACATCGTCGGGTGCATCGATCGTGGCCGGTGCATTGATCGGCTCGGCGGGCGGCACGGGATCGATCGGAGCCACAGCCACCGGCGGAACCGGAACCGCAGACGGCACATCGATCGTCACACAGCGCACTTCCACCGGCGGGACAGGCGCGGTCATCCGGCCGCCGACGAAGCCAATGCCCACCAAGAGCGCGGCGACCAACAAAAGTCCGCGCCCCTCGTCGGTCACTGCGGCTTGCCTCCCAGCAGCTTCACCAATAGCGGCCCGACGGCTTTCAGTGCAGTGCCCCATGATCCAAACATGCCAGTCGCACCCAAGGCGGCAACGCCGGCCGAAATGAGTAGCGGCAGCTGCCCCGTAGACGCAGCTTCTTCGCCCGTCACTGGCCCGATGTAGCCGGAACTGCTCAGTATTCCAGTCAGGATAGCGCCGAGTACGCCCAAGCCGACGCCCGGCTTTTCGAGGATCGGTGTTGTCGAGGGCGGCACCACCACCACCGGCGGAACAGGCGATGGCGCTGGATCGGGCGGTAGCGGCGCGGAAGGTGGCACAGGCGCGGGCGCAGTACCCTTGAGCGCGGCCACGATAGCGGCCGGCAACTGTGCGAGTTCGGCCCGCAGGCTCTGAATTTGCGTGACCAGATCGTCGGTAGGTTCAGACATTCCGTTTTCCTTTATGAATTCCCAATCAACCAATCCCTTTCCGGGAAGGTCGATGGCATTGGCTGCTGCTCGTGTGAGGTCGATGCCGGCGAGGTTGGTTTTGCGGCCGGTCATATCGAAGCCGGTCTCCGCTTGCGGCCGTGTTCCGGATGCCCAGTACGGATCCTTGGTGTTCCATGGACCCACGTCAATCACCGGGCAGATGACGGACTTGCCGTTGTAGGTGACCCTGACCAACGGCAATGGACGGTCGTTGATGCGCGCCGGCAGGGCAACGCCTGGACGGTCCCACCAGCCCGGCGCAATCAGGCTTCCATAGGCAGTCTTGGTTCCTGACATGGCGTCGGACGGCCCGCCGAAATACGTCGCCACGATGCCGCGATGCACGCCGGGGCGCTCCGGCGCACTCTCGATGTCCCACGCCGATGCGTCGTCATAAACCGAGGCTGAAGGCTGACAGGAGATATGGACGTGCGCCGTGTGCGGGCTGGCGCCCGAATAGCTCTGCCACTGCCACGGCATCGCGCCGCCAGCATAGAAGATGCGCCCGTTCGAGATCACATACTCGATACGGCGATCACGCTTGTTGCGCAGCAATTCCGCGAACACGTAGCTGTCGAACCCGCCGGCCGGATCGTGCGTGACGTCGATTGCCTCGACAACGCCGTCATCGCCCGGATTATGGTCTGACGGGCGCGTCTGATGATCCGCGTCTCCGATCCATCCATCGTTAGACTTGCTGCGGTTCGGCCAGCGAGCGTCGATCTGGGCGCGCAACGTAACAAGGCAGTTTGCGAGGCGCGCCATGATCAGGACTTGCCCCGCATCTTGGCATAGCCTGCATCTCGCAACGTCCATGCCATAGTTGACGGGCCCCGTGTGCTGTATATGTCACATCCTAGGACGGTTCGGCGGGATTATCAACCTGTGGCGGTGGATCATCCGACGGCTTCAACATATGGCGCGTGGTGCGCGCCGTAACGATGCGGATAGCCGGCGTCAATATCGGCGCGACGCGCGGGCGTTCCGGCTTCTGGGCCGACTGTGGCGGCATCGGCGGCGGAACGGTCATTTTTCGCCCCTCAGTTTTTTCAGTTTCAGATCGGCGGCGTCGCGCGGGATGTTCGGCCACTTCGCCATGGTGGCGCCGCGGGCCGTCTCACGGCAGCCGTTGATAACCTCCTGGATCACGCTCACCTTGGCCTCGCGCGGCCACCGTTCAAAATCCGGGGATTTGACGATCGTATCGAGCCGCATCTTGGTCATGCGGCCGGCTGTGCGGGCGTAAAACTCGTATTGCTCTGGCGAGAGCTCAAAGCCGCGAATCTTCTTCTCGACCGCTCCCGGGGTAACGCCCAAGGCGAGCATCGCCTTGTTCACGGGGTCGTCGTTCATCTTCTTCACATAGATGCCGGTAACACCCTTGCCGCCGAGTGCTTCCTGGTTCGGCATCGGCTCGCCCCAAATGTCGATCTTTGGCGCAAGCGATTCGGAAACGCCGGGGATGCGCGCCTTCATCGCGTCGATCACCGTCCGCGTTTCCCGCATATATGGATCCTCCCGCCGCGCGTGCTGCGCCAGGACGTTCGGGACATAGCTGGAGAGGAAATTGCGGATATAGCGCTCGCCGTACCGGTCGGGGTCACTGACGGCTTGGATCAGGTCGGCCGGCCCCTTCATGAACGACTGATCGAGGATGTTCTGCACGAATGCGTGATGCAGGAAGGCCGCGGCCTTGGTGTATTCGCCGGCGGATGCCTTCTGCGAAACCTCGTAAAGGTCCGCGGCCATGCCCATCAGCAAGCCGAGCGGACCCAGCTTGTCCACCTTGTACCAGAGGGAGCCGATCCGGACGCTGTGCGCCTGGTTGCCGGCCATCCGCCACATCGAATTTTCCTCAGGCTTTTTCGGCCCCGAGCCCGTGGCGAACCCCTCCGCGGCCAGCATGCCGACGCCGACCGTGATCGCCGTCCCGAGCAGCATGCGTGCCGTCGCCATGTCCTGCGCGACGGAGCCATTCTTGCCAGCCAGATCGGCCCGGAGTTCCTTGGAGAGCAGTCCGACTGGGCTGCGCTGGATGATCGACTGGTTGAGGATTTGCCCCGCGATGTTGACGAACGGGGCCACGAATTTAAGGGGCGCAATCTCGCCGGCCAGCGGGAGGTCCACCGTCGCCGATGTCAGGCGGTTCATAGCCTGCACGAATTGACCGCCGCGGCTCATGAGCGTGGCGGACACGGCCACGCCGCGCGCCTCCTCCATCATAGCCTCGGGCGGGCTGCTCCGCAGTTCCGCCACGCGCGCGTCGAACTCGGTCCCGCGCAGCCCCTCACCCGCCGCAGTGCGGTAAGCAAGCGCGTTCTTTGCCATCGAATAGTTGAGCGAGCGGAAAAACGAGTCGGCAGTCGCGAGAAATCGCCCGGGCGCGCGAACAATTGTTCCGATCGGCGCCACGGTGACGCCTCGCACCTGAATATCCGGGATGGCCCCAAGGTGCGAAAACTGCGTCCCGATCAGCGGGGATCCCTCGACGCCGCCCTTGAGCAGCACGCCAACCGATAGCATGGCGTCCTTGAGCCCCTGCATGGCTCCGAACGTACCTTGAACCAGGTCCGAGTATTTGGCGGCCTCGTCCAGCGTCCCGCGCATCGCCAGCGCATCGTGGGGCTGCACATCCATCGGGACGTGAACCTTCTCGCCCGGCAGGAGCACCGCGGCGCCCTTTTTGGCCGCCTCGCCAGTCGCCATGAGCGCCGGCGCCATGCCGCTGCGCGCGCCCCGGACCGCTGCGCCGATCTCGCCGAACCGCACCGTCTGCCCCTCGCGTCCCATCCCGCTTCGCACGCGGCCGAGCAGCGCGGCGATCGCCGTCTCAGGTCCGAAATGCTGCGCCGCCAAAATGGCGTTGCCGATGATGTTCGTGGCGTGCGTTGACGGGCCGGACAGGATGGAATTGATCCAGAATTCGAACACCATCCGGCCAAAGGACCGGTTCTGGGCGTCCATCATGAATTTGGACACCTGCTGCGGGGTTTCGAGCGAGAGCCCAAGCTGGGCCTCCTGGCGAAGCTGGAACAGGGTTTTGCCTGTCGCCTCGCGGATGAATTGGTCGACGCCCTTTGCGGCTTCCTGCCCGGCCAGCGAGCGGAATGCGCGGAGAGCGCGGCCGGCTTCCGCAGTGATCCCGGACACCTGCGCCTGGATCATCTGATGACGGTCCTTGGCCTGTGCATAGGCCATGACGTCCTCGTCCGTGCCCGTGGCGGCCCGGCGCATCGCCGCGGAGACATCTGTCGCCGATTCGATCAGCAACTTGCGCGCCGCCACGATCTGCTCGGCGTTAAACGCCTGCCCGACATGGCGCTGGTTCAACTTCGCGGCGTCCATCCCGAGCGCGTCCGCCAACTCCACCACCTGGCCGTCGGTAATGACGCCGCGGCGGTCCCCGATGAAATCGTTGTTCTCCGCCGCCGAATCCCGGATCGCCTGCGCAACGTCGTCATTCGTGGTCAGGTTCTCTATGCGGATGTTCCCGGCTCGGTCGGTGAACTGGGACTCTCTGGGGCCAAAGAGGTCTGCAGGCCCGGGTGCAAGGGCGGTTGAAGCATGGTCGCCAAGGCCGGATCGGCGGTCGGTGACAGGCTTAACGCCTTCTGCCCGAGTTGCATCGCCGCTCGGCTTGACCGGGCCGCGTTCCGCGCCGCCAGCGCCGCCTTCGGGCTGAGCCCCGGGCGGGCTGCCACCCGGCTCCACAGGTTGAACTCCGATTCCGCCAGCGCCACCTTCTCCGGCAGCGATAGCATCTTCGGCTTGGATTTCGGCTCTTGCGGTTTCGAGCTCACGGGAGACCTCCGGCGGGAATTCGGTCGTATAACGCTGATGCTCGGCCAGAACGCGGTCCATTGCCGGCTCGGCCTCGTGCGGTTCGATGGTGCGGGCTTCCGCCTCATGGATATCGTGCAGGAGCGACGGCTGGTCCTGCGGCCGCGCAACCACGGTTCGCTGCGGCTCCATTTCCAGCAGCCGATCGAACACGGCGCGGATGTCCGGGTTGATCTCCTGCCCGAGGCCGCGAATGCTCTGGTAGATCGAAAGCAGCCAGTCCCGGAACTTGGAAAACACGCCCGCCAGTTCCTTCGACGGTGCGACACCCTCCCGGATGTATTGCTCGAAACCGCGGGCGAATTTCTCATGGTGCTTGGTCTTGATCTCGTCGTCGGCGCCGATCCCGAACCAGTCGCGGACCGTCTTGGCGTCCTTCTTGATGACGTCCGGCGCGTCCTTGTGCGCCACGTCGCGCATCATCTCCTCAAGGTACTGATGCCCAGATTCGTGGACAAAAGTACTGGCATTTGCATCCTTGAGCAGGCGGATGATCGGCCGCTTGTTCGGGGAGATGGTGATCTTGCCGCGGGCGATCTGGAACAGTTCTTTCTGATCCATCGAATCGCCGAACAGGCCGCCGGCATCTTTCTGTGCGACGCGGGGCTTGAGCGGCTTGTTCGCTGCGGCTTGGATCAGGTCGCGCTGCGTGACTGGCGCGACGCCGGGGATCAGTTGTTGGGGTTTGCCCTCGGCGCCGGGCTCGAACAGCGAATCGCTGCGAGAGGCAGAAAGCCACGCCTCGCGCGCGGCCTTCTCGGCAGCCAGTGCGGCCGCCTTCGTGTCGGGGTTGGGCTCGTCGACCTGATAAGCTTCGCGCGTTACTTCTTGGGCGCGGTGGTATTCGGATTCGAGTTCTGCGACGGTTTTGTTTTGCGCGAACTCTTTTGCGGCTTGCGGTTCAACGCCTCCGATATCCCGAGGCCGATTAAGGCCATGCGCTTCAACCTGGGTCCGGAGGGCAGCGACAATTCTCTCCGAAGCGTCGGCGAGGCTGGATTTTCCATTTTTCAGATCCCTTGCAGCGGTAACAAGTTCGTCCCGGATCGGTCCCGCAGAATATGCATCCGAAGATAGCGTTTTAGCAAACACTTCCGCGTCCGAAGCGATGGATTCCGCCGCGCCGCGCTCAATCTGTGAACCGGTCTGCTCAATCCGCTCGGCATTCGCCAGAACGCGGCGGAATAGCCCCTTGTCCTTTTTCAGGTCCGCGATCGCCCGGCCGACGATCTTCATCTCCTCGCCGGCGGTCGATTCCACCGTCTCGAGGTCGCCGAACATCGACCCCTGCGCGCCCTCCTCGGCCTTGGCGAGTTCGGCCTGCGCAACCCGCTGGGTCAGCACCGCTGCCTCGTCGGCATTCTTCGGCTCGAACCGGGCGATGGCCTTGATCGCCGCCTCTTGCCGCGCCGGGTCGTTCGGGATCAATTCCCCGACCACGGCCCCGTAATGCTCGGGAACGACGTCGTTCACCACCATTTTGAACGGTTCATCGCCCAGCCGCGCCAGCGCCGCAGCCTGCTTGCCCTTGCCGACCGACAACGGCAGGGAACCATCCATCAGGTCCGGCCGCGCCCGCAGCACCTTGGCGCCGTCGATCGCCGACCCGGACCCGTTCGCAATGTTCGTCACCGCGGCGATGGCGCGGATATCGTCCGCCGAAACCCCGTCCTTTTCCCGGTACAGGATGCCCGGCAATTCGATGCCCTTGGCTTTGCCCTGCTCGGTCAGGCGCCGCGCCAGGCCCGCGCGCTGATGGCCGTCGGCCACGAACAATTTGCCGTCGGTCTGCTCCCAGACGATGATTGCCTGCGCTTTCGCCGGATTCCATTTGGTGACGCTCCGCAGCGCCCCCGTCACCCCGTATTCGTCGCCGCCGCTCTTGAACTGGAATCGCTTGGCGTCGACGTTGATCGCGGTCGGATCGAACATGAACACGCCGGCCGGCTGGTCGACGCCTGCGGGCTGCTCTGCGGTCGCTGTGTATTTCGGCAATTCTCGCTTTTGCTCTCCCGGCGAAAGCGAGTTAATCTTGTCGGCGGCGTCAATCGCGGAGTTGACAGGTTCGGCGTGAGGCCCTACATTCTCAGCAGGAGTCCCAAACATGTCAGAAGTTAAATCCTGTTCGCTGGACGGCGAACCCTGTTTCTGGACGCCCTCGGAGGCTTGGGTGCTTTCCGGCGGAAAATGGTCCGAGGTCAATGCCGCAGACGCCTCGGATGCCGTGGTGCTTTCGGCCGGCGCGTTCGGCAAGCGGTTCGGCTCGCTGCCGCCGCTGCCCAAAACCGCCTTCCACTCGTCCGAGAGCGCGGCACGCACGGGGGCGTAAACCTCTGCGGCTGATTTGTTGATCTGCGGCACCATCGGGTGCCACGACGGCAATTCCCGCACGCCCTCATAAAGCCCGTGCGCGCGATCCTTGACCGGGAACATGCCGGGCGGCCAAATCTGCACCTCGCCGATCATGCCGTCCGGGAACCGGACATAAGCCTTTCGGTCGAAATACCCCGCAGCCGTGGTTTGCCAACCCTCGTCGACCACAGGAAAATGCTTCGACAGTTCGGCAATTACCTGGTCGGCCTGGGCCGGCGTCTGGACGTCGAACCCGCCGCGAACCTGGTCCGTGACGCCGCCGATGCCGTGCTTTTTGGCCTTGGTTTCCAATCGGCGCCGGCTGGCCTCGGCCAGTTTGCGCTTTCCCTCGTCCTTGATCGTGGCGATATCCTCGGTCGACCGCGCCTTGATGCCGGGATTTTTGAATTCGACGCCGACCGCGGCGGCGATCTGATCTCCAACCCCTCCGAGCGCCCGCTGGTTGTGCCACGACGCAGCAACAAACGGTTCCGTCTCGGTGAACGTCGCAGCCTTGCGCCACTCGTTTTTGATCCGATCGGACGTGTCGAAGTCCTGCGAGATCAGGCCGGGCTCATGGGGTTTCGCGGCTGTCTCGACCGCCGCAGTGTCCGCCGCGCGTGCGGCCTCGTTCTGTTGCGCGCCGCGCGCCGCGACCTCCCTGATGACCTGCGCTGGCGGCCGCGGGCGACCTTCCGGGCCCGCGATCGCGGCACCTTCCCGCGCATAAAGCTCCTCGGGCGTGCCAAGTTTGCCCTCGAACCGGCTGGCCCTGGTGACATACCGCGCCGCAACCAACTGCCCAGCCGCGCGCGCCTCGTCCTCCGGCCGGCCGGCCGCGATCAGCTTTTCTGCAACATCGTTGGCGATACTCGCCCGTTGTTCACCAATGGTTCGTTGAGGGCCAGGAACGCCAGCATCCGCAACTGATCCAGCGCCGACGACGGGATTTGGTATTTTACCGCCATCCGGAATGCCCGGTCCTCCGCCGGGTGCGGTTTCTTGCGGCGCTTGGATTTGTCCTGCATCGGGTGGCCTCCCTGTTTCATTCTCTCGCGCCGCCAGCATCTCGGCAAAGGACCGGAACGGCGCTGGCTCGTCGACGACCGGGCCCAGCGTCTCCTCGGCCCGCCGGTACGCCGCCGCGATCTCCGGCGACAATTCCCTGAGTTGCGCGTCGGTCGCAGCCAGGTGCGCCTCTGTGGCCGGATGACCGCCGCCCTCGCCGTGCCACGCCGCAAAGGTGTCCCGCTGGCGCTGCAAGTCGTCATAGGCCGCGAATAATTCCGGCTCCATCTGCCGCGCGATGCCGTGCAGATCGGGCTCCGGCGTCTCACCAAGCGCCATCCGTTCGGCGCGCGCGGTTTCCTGCGCTGTCATCGCAGCGCTCGGGGCCTGCTCCTGTGTGCCCTGAAACACCGATTCCGTGACGCCCGGGCCCATCACCTTGAGATCGCCGGCCTCGGCCACGGTTGGCGCCCGGACAGTCGGGGCGCGGAATGGCCGCTCTCCGACCGATGTCAGCGCCTGGCCGAACTTCGTCGGCTGGTTCCACACCATCCCGAATGCGGTCGCGATGCCGACCTTTTGCCAGTCGACCTCGCCCTGGATGTATTCCTGCCCGAGTTCCATGCCGCCGTTGATGGCGCCGCCGAACACGGCCGATGTGGCCTTGTTCGACATCACCCGCTGCATCGCGGTAGCGTTTTCTGGCAGCGCAATAAGAGGCTGTGAGCCGGGGCGCATGGCCAAGGTGTACGGGACCAGACCGCCAAGGAACGACGCGGTGCCGTGCTGTGCCTCGTCCAGCCGCTGCATCCGGTCATCCAGCCCGAGGGTATCGACCCACGAATCCGGCAATTTGGACAAAACCCAGCTTTGCGCTACCTGCCCGCCATAGCCCGCAGCCAGGCCGCCGACGATCGCGCCGCCGACGGTTCCCCATGGGCCGATGGTCGTCCCCAGAGCCGCCGCGCCCGCCACCACACCCGCCGCGCCAGCGCCGGCACCAACGAGGCTGGCGGCCGCCGGGAGAGCCGCGCGCTCGGCGCCGCGGGCGAATGCCCCCTTGGCGGTCGTTTCGCTCAGCCCGACGTCGCCGAACTCGGCGAAAGGGTTACCCTGCTCGTTATCGTTGGCCACCGGCGCCACGACGCCATCCGGCAGCGAGATCGGCACCTGGGGCTTACCGGCCGGCGCAGTGGGTGCTGGCGCGGCTGCGCGCTCCGGATCAAGGTCGGCAAATGGATCTTCGGTAGGAAGCAGGGCCCCGTCGTCCATTATTGACTAATCCCAACCTCAGCCCTTTCGGCATTGGGCGCAAAGGGCGGTGCAGCCACGACGTTCGGACGCTTCACGGCATTCGACGGCGGGAGCCTACTCAAAATGTCCTTGGCGGTATAGCCGCTCGGGCCAAAATGCTTGTCGAACGCCTTTTTCATGTCCTCGGACGGATTGGCTCGCAATTTCTCAATCGCCTTCGCCCAATTTTCGGTCGTCCACGGCTTTCCGGCCGCGCTGTTCGGCGGCGCGACCATGAACCGGTCCCACGCCTTCTGATCGACGCCGGCTGGAGCGGGCGGCGGCGGCACCGGCGGCGCGGTTGGCGCGGCACCGCTGGAAAACAGCATGTCCATGCGCCGTTGATCGGGCGGATAGATGCGATTTGCGATCGCGTCCATCTGCTTCGTGTCCTGCAAGAATGCGATCGGATCCTTTCCGGCCTTGATCCATTGGGCATAGGCCGATTCAAAGGCCGGAATGAACTCGCGATTGTACCGGTCGAGCCCCTTCTGGTTGCGGGGCATGCCCTTGTATTCCGGCTCTGGCGAGAACTGGCCGAGGTAATATTCAAGCTGCTTCGACTTCACCATGGAGACGCCGGCCTGATCCGGCTGCTTCCTGATCGCGGTCAGGGCGTTGACGAGTTCGGCGACGCCGCGCTTGCTCAGATCGCCGCCGGGCCCGCCGCGCGCGATAATCGACGCTACGTCGGTGATTTTCGAGGGGTCGTTATCCGGCGCCAAGATGGCCTTGAACGCCTGCGGGTATCCGGGTCCATATTGCAAGTCATCCTGCACCCCGCCGCGGCTCGTGGCAAAATTATAGAGGTTCTGGATCTCGGTGGCGCCGAGCCCGGAATTGGCAATCTTCCCGATGATATTAGGGTCGTTGCCGGCGATGATCTGGCGCGTGAGTTCCGCCTGGACCTGATCGTTTGCTGTTTTCTTGGCCTTGTCGTCCTCCTCCATGGCGATCTTTTGTGCCGCCATCTGCTGGTTGACGTAGGTAATGGCGTGCGCCTGCGCCTGCGGCGTCAGGTTGGGGTTTTCCAGCACCGCCTGCAGTGCGCTCGCCCGCCGTTGCGCGGTCGCCATCCCCGGCGCGCCGTTGAACTTCGTCGTCCACATGTTGGCGAACTGCGCCGCCGACGCTTCCGGGTCGCCGCCATTTACCCGGATTGCTCGAGCTGCCGCCGCGGGATCGTTGGCATATCTCGGCAGCGTCATCAGCGCTTGTTGAGCCGTCATGGTGGGGTTTGAGAGCAGCGCGGCCGCGCCGCCGGCGCCCTGCTGATGCGCCAGATAGAGCTCGGCGTCCGTCGGCGCGCGGCCGAGTTGCCGCGTCAGGCCGGCCTTGTTGTCTGCCGCCAGACGCGCGGCGGCGGCGGCCGCTTCCTCCGGATTGAACGGGTCTTTGAGGCCGTACTGCTTTGCGGTGGAATCGACGAACTGGAACGGTCCCTTGGCGCCGGTCGGGCTCACCCCGTCACCCTCGAGCGCATGCACCCGTGACAGATAGGAGCCGGAAATCCCATAGGGTGCTCCCGCGGTAGAAAGTTGGACCTCTGTGTAGACCGTCTTTTGCCCCAGCCCCGGCTGGTATGTCCTTTTGATCGCCTCGAGGCCCGCACCGATGCCTTGCTGCTGCTCGGCGCGCGTGCGGAACTTATTCGACATTTCGTCGTATTTTACCCCGGCGATATCCCGGTTTTTATCCAGCACACTCATTGCGCGCGCCGGATCCTTGACCGCCATCGCGTCCAGCTGCGCCCCGAGCGCGTCCCGCCGCGCATCGTTCATGGCCTGGCGGATTTCGAGTTCGCTGCCGCCCTTGATCTGGGCATTTCGGACATAAGCCGCGGTGAGATCAGCCGCGCCGGCCGCGACCTCGTTCGGTTTGTCCCAATTGTTCGAGATGTGATCCATCGCCAGTTTGGCAGTCGCGGTGTTGACCGAGGCATACCAGCCTGTGGATTGCTGGTCGGCATGGTTTCCCACCCGCTCGACCACGCCGGTTCGATACCGCCGGGAGAAATTGTCGAATTCCAGCTGTTGCTCGGGCGTCTGCAGCCCGGAGCGTAATTCCTTGATCCGATCGTCGATCTGTTTTTGCACCGCCGGGCGCTGATCCAGCGCGGCGCGGCCCTTGAGCCCGAGATACCCGGTATCCGGAACGTCGGTCCCGTCGGGCCCCTTGGACATCCGGTTCGGGTCGCCATGGAGCAGTTTCGACGCAAAGTCCTGGAACTGGTTACTGGCGTCGTCGGCGGCTACCTTGCCGAAAAACTTGCCAGCGGTGACCATGCCTTGGCCCAGCTGCTCGCCGCCATGTGCGAGGCCCGCGCCGAACGCCTCGGCGTCCGCGCCGCGTCCGCTCTGGTACGAAGCGCCACCCTCCGTTGACGGGGAAACCGTCGGGACGCCCTCGGTGTATTCGTTCTGCGCCATGGATCATACCGGCCTGATGCCGGAGGCTAAATCCTCGGCTTCCGTGCTTTGATCGGCGCCGAATCCACCTCCCGTCGTCCACTTTCCGCTGAGCGATGATGCGTTGGCGAGCAGGCCGCCGCCGGCCTTCAACAGCGCCGCGGGGACGGCATTGTCCGCTTTGGATCGCTGCGCCCGCTCCTCGGCCTCGAAATTCATCGCCTGAGTCCGGTAGCCGTAGGCATGGAGCTGGGCGTTGCTCAGCACCGTCTCGGTGTCCAGCTGATTGATCTCGCGCTGCCCAGCCTGCACGTCGACTGGCGTTCCCTTGTTCACGTCGATCCCGCTTGCCGCCTGCCCTACCTTGATCCCGGCGAGCCGCGCGGCTCCCTTGCGGCCCTGCGCCTCGGCCTGCACGTTGCCTGCCTGCTCCGCGCGCGCGGCGTTCTGGATGGCGATGGTCTGGTTGTTCTTGGCGATTTCCGCTTGGTAGTTCGCCTGGTTGCGCGATGAAATGCCGCCCATGACGGTGCTCACGGCGCCGACGCCGGCGCCGATCGCGCTCAAAACCGGCAATGCTGCTGCCACGAATGCCACGGTTATGCTGCCCTCGCCAAATCCGGCCTATAACGAACCGCTATCACACGCCCCGTGCCATAGGGAACCGGCGCCGTGTGCGCCTGCTCAAACCCGAGAAAGTCCGCAAATCGCAACGCGGCCCCGTCCTCCGGCAAAAGCGTGGTGTAAAGCTCCCGTTTCGTCTGCATGATAGCGCCAAATTGCCGTCGCGTCTCTTTCACAATCTCCACGGGGTATTTCGTCCCCTCGTGAGACATGGCGAGCCAGCAATAGCCGCGCGCCGCCAGCAGAGGTCCGGTGACCCCGAACAGCGCCCCCAGCCGGCCGTCGACCATCCACGCGCGCCGGAATGCCGACGTATCGAAATTCGTCCTGATCTCCCGGTGCGGGTTGACCCCAAGGCCGATCAGGGCGGTGCGTTGCCCCTCTCGCAGCCGCCGGACGATGGCGCCGCAATGATGCTCCCGGGCTTCGATGACGCGGAATTCAGCCATTGCGACCTCGTTTCTCCGGCGCCGCCTGCGATGGCTTGTCGCCCGACAATACCTCAGGAATAAACGCAAGGATCTGCAGCGGGTACGGATGCGGCTGCTCGATCGCGACCTGCCCTGGCTTCTGATAGCCGCCCTGGACCGGAATGCGGATGTCGCCGGTGAACAGGGGCTTGGTCCGGCTGTTGTAGGGATTTTTGGCCGGGTTCGGCGCGTCCGTCATATTCTGCCATCGAGGAGCGTTCTGCATCGGGCTTTGCACCGATCCGTCCGGCTGGTTCGACCCGATCGTGAAATCCCCTGACGCCTGCACGCGCGCCGTCACTTCGGCGATCTTCTTGCGCTGCCCTTGAACGGTCGGCTCGCCGGCATCGAGGTAGACGCTCTGCAATTGGGGCAGGAACGCCATGCCGACGATGATCTGGCTGGCTGCGACGTCCAGCGTGATCGTACCGGTGGCGGAAACCACCTGCGGATCGATCTCCACACCATCGGCAATGCCGGTCACGGTGGCGCCGACCAAGGGCCACAGGCCGCTAACGGTGGTCGTCGGGGTGCTCAATGTCCATGTGCCCGACGCGGCCGGCGCCGCGGTGCCGCCGCTGTTCGGAATGACGGTCCGAATCGGACTGGTAAGCTGGCCGGTGACGACGGTCCCGCTGGTGCGCGCGGTAATCGTGGCGACCCCGCCGCCCATGCGGATGACGCGCCCGATATCGCCGACCACGAACACGCTGGCGCTGGCCGTAAAGGTCGCGACGTTGCTCAATACGACGTCCGCCGAGGCCCCGGTGCCCCCAGCGCTGCCGGCCGGATCGGTGATGACCAACTCAGGGCTGACATAGCCAGCGCCGGGCGTGGGGAAGGTAATAGCGGTGATGACGCCGGCGACCACGGTCACGCTTGCCACGGCGCCGGTGCCGGGTCCGAGCCCGTTATCGTCGACCACGGTCGCCGTGGTGCCCGCGCTGTAGCCCGATCCGCCGACCAGGTTCGTGACGCCCGTCAACGAACCGAGCCCGGTAGACGAGCTCGCGACCAGTGTCGCGTCCGGCTCATCTTGGGCGTAGGAGAGACCGCAATCGACGCACCACGGATCCTCTGCGGTTTTCCAAAGCCGATCGTTCATGCGCTCGACGACGTAGGCCGTATTCGATCCGATCAGCCGTTGCGTCGCACAATAGAGGGCATCCACCGGCGGCTCGGTCACCGAGCACACGCTTTCAAACGTGCCGAATGTATCGTGTCGGCTCCACCCGTTAACCTTCTCGGCCTTGACCCATGTATCGCACAGCAAAATCCCGTCGCTGCGCACGGCCCAGAGCAACCGATACGGCTCCTCGCACCATGCGTGCTCCTCGATCGTGTGGCCGTCGAACAGATGGGCGGAATTTTCCGTGATGTCGTCGCCGGTATAGGTGTTTTGGTTCATGTTGAAAGCGAAGTCCCGATATTTCGAGCCTTTCGCCTGCACATAGAGCACATCCTGGTAAATGCGGATCGGCGGCACCGTGGCCGAACAGCCGTTGAACCCCTGCGGCACCGCGGACTGACTGGATGGCGTGACCGGCTGCGGAGTGAACGCGCTGCCGCCCTGGCCTGTCAGGAAGTAGGCCTCGAGGCCGGTCAAAACCACCAGGCCACCCGAGGTCGGGACCATGAACTGGATGCCATTGACCTGCACCGACCACGGCGTTCCGTCGAATGCGTCGCTGTCGATCGTCGGAATGCGCCGGTCGAAATTGTTGAACGCCCCTGGCTGCGACGCAAAATAGGTATCGGGCTGGTTCAGGGTATAGGCGTAGAATCGGCGCTGCTGGAAATACGCGACCACGCCCGGATAGGTGCCGGTCTGTGCTCCGATCGTGAGCGTAGCCGTCGCGCTCGCGCCGCCGCCGCCCGAGATCGTGACGGTATCCGTTGGCGCGTAATTGGAGCCGTTGTCCTTGACGATGTAGGCCACCACGGCGCCACTCTGCACAATAGGCAGGATCACCGCACCGCCCCCGGTGAATGTGTTTATGGTCACTGTGGGGGCCGAAGTGTAACCGGAGCCGCCGGCGGTCGTTCGAACCGCAAGAATCTGCCCACGCGCGAACGGGTTGCGATGGAGAGGCGGCACCTGAGAGAAGTCCGGGACGATATTCGTGTCAAAAAACGTCTGCCCATAGGCGGACCCGACATAGCCGAACAGTGCGCCGGACGACGGAATTCCGGTCCCCGAGCCGCTTTTGTTTACCGACGGGGTGGCCTTGTAGATGAAATATTCGTTTGCCCCGACAGATCCGGACCATGAAACATAGATCGTTCCGGCCGTCGAACCGATGTTGATCACATCGGCGAGGCTGCCGATATTGGACGCGATGCTTTCGGTCCCGTCGTCCGCGATCGCGGTCACGACGTAGGAATACCCCGCGTCCGTCGTCGGGCTCGCCGGCTGAGTGCTTGCCGAGAGCGACGTTCCCGTGGGAGGGGATATGGACGGCACCGGTACCGCCGGCGTGAAAGCCCAGTCGGTATCCGAAGATCTGGACAGGTCGACCGGTGGATATTCCGTTCCCGTCGACTGATTGACGCAGCACAGCGACATCGTGTCGGCGGATTCCGTGAACTTGATCCACCGCAGGTCGACCTCGGAATATTGGGTGGCGAGAGTGTAGATGCGCGAGGCCGTGCCGCCCGAGGTATAGGCCCCATAGGCCGAGGAATTGATCTGATTGCCGTAGACATCGAACAGCGAAATGTTGCTGCCCGAAACGCTCGCGACAAATGTCCGCCCGTTCAATTGCGTCATGCCGCCGACGTCATCGACATAGACCCAATCTCCCGTCGAAAGCGTCGGCGAACTCAACCACGACGCAGTTAGTGTCACCCCAGCCCCGGTCCCGCTGGTCGCAAACTGCGCAACCGGATTGGTGGGTAGTACCGTGTAATTTCCCGCCGTCGTCACCGTCGCGTTGTAGACGCCGAAAATTACCGTCTGGAACGTCGCTCCTGTCCCGCTGCCCGTGGTGGAAAATTGAGTGAACGTGGCGGAGTTGGTGAGGTATTGGCCCGGATTGACGATCGAAATCGTGGCGATCTCCATCGCCAGCCCGAGGATTGGAGGATCGCCAAATCCACCCCCGCTCATCGTGTCCGTTGACGCGCCAAAAGTCCCGGTCGACGGATTGGCCGTATAGGATCCAACCGCGACAATCGACCCTACCGCCGTGATATTCCCAAGCCCGCCGATCGTGACATTGACTTGGAATTTCGTTCCGGTCCCCGTGGTGCCGGTCAGGACCGCAGCGCCTGGCGTGCCGCCGGCGCCAACATATTTCGGTACCGGATCAACCGCCACAACGCGCGTGGTCACGACTTGGACTGACGCTCGCGCAACCGCGCTGCCGCCCGATAAGGTGATGATCTCGCCGCCGTTGTAGCCCTGCCCCCGCGCGTTGATCGCCACACTCGAAAGCAGGGTCTGCCCGACCGTCACAACCGCCCGGGTCGAGAATGTGCCCCCGGCCAGCGATATCGTGTCCCCTTGGACGTATGAGGCCGACACCGCCGAATTGATCGGGGTCACCGAATCGAGCGAGCTCGTGGCCGTCACGGTGAGCACGCACGGGTTGGCCTGCGTCGCGCCGCTGATGATGTACGGGGCCTCGGTGACGTAGCCACCGTCGAAAATCACCCGCATGTAATAGTTGCCGAATTCCAGAGCGAGGCCCTGGTTGATCGAAAACTGGAACGGGATCATGCGCGGAGGATAGGCGCGGCCGGTCTGCTTGGAAAACCCTACAAATTCAGTTCCGGCGCGGGAATAGGCGCCGCCGCGGTACGATGGCCACAGGTTGCGCATCGTCGATGCTGCGGCGTGCATGCGCACCAAATCGACGTGGCCGAACAGCGCAGGCGAGACCTCGCCCGTGACGAATGCCGTTTGTATCACAGGCGTAGCGATTTTTGCCTCCTGCCCCTATAATGCCGGGACGCCCTGCCTGCTAGTCACAGACTGAGCGCCCCTAACCTTGGCCAGTATGGAGACAAGCCAATGGCTGCTAAAACCTTGCCAGATGTCGAGTTTCTTCGCCAGTGTTTCTCTTACAGCAAGAGAACGGGCGTCTTGCGCTGGAAAACTCGCCCTCGCGGCCATTTTGTGGACGAGCGGTCGTGGAAGATTTGGAATACCAAGCACGCAGGAACCGTGACGCAATCTATTCGAACATTTCAGATAGGCGGCATACACATAAAGCCGCACCGCGCTATATGGAAAATGGTGACGGGGCTTGAGCCACCGCCCCTCATCGACCATAAGAATCGAATTGACACCGACAGCCGCTGGACCAATCTGCGCGAGGCCACGGAGTCGCAAAACCGGTGCAACTCCACTGGTAAAAAATCTCATAAACACCCTAAGGGTGTCTCGCCATTTCGCGATAAATGGCAAGCTCACATATGCCTCCACGGCAAGCGAAAATACCTCGGTCTTTTCCTGACGTCCGAACTGGCCGCAATTGCGTATCGCAGGGCGGCCAAGGAAATACATGGCGCATTTGCTCCTCAAAATGCCGTTCCATCCGCCCAGCCGACGCTATCGTACCCGCCCCAATAATTGCCGGGCCCGTCGCTAAACCACCATTGCCCGTCGCGGTTGCCGATGTTCCTGGTCGCCATCCAGTCTACCCGGATATCGCTCGAGAACCAGCCGTCGTTGCCATCCGCCACCCGCGCGGCCTTGATGCTCGCCTTCGCGATCTCGATGTTCTCCTTGCGCATTTGCATGCCGAATTTCTTGTCCTTCGCCAGCGGCAGCGCATC